GCAAGGCAGACGCCAAGGCGCGCGCGGCAGCAATTGGAGCCAAGCCATGGAACTACTGAAGAACCCGATTCACATTGAGCACCAGTGGCGAACCAGCTGGAGCGACGGCCTCAACTGGAATTTCGTTGCCGACTTTGCCTCGCTTGAGCAAGCGCAGATCGGAATTCAGCGCATGAAGGACGCCAGGATTCTGCGCAATCGTACGTGCCGAATTGTTGACACGCGAACAGATCAAGTCCTTTGGCTTGGGTCGATCATTCCAACCTCACACCCATGGGATCTGGCGCATGTGGTGGCTGCATGAACACCTGGCCATTCCCACCCTACCCAAACCCGCTGGACCGCGGCAACCGCGTGCCCAAGTTCAACCCAAACAACCACGAGGACGCACCAATATGATCCCGAAGATCAGCCTCGTGGCCTTTGAGGACCGCGACCAGCCATTTATTTTCGTCGGCATTCCGAATCAGCGCGGTCGCTATCTGCGCACCGATAAGTCGGTTGCACTCGTCCCATGCGCACAATGCGACGCCTTGGTGGGCGAGCCCTGCCGGTCACGCTATGGCGATGGCTACAGCGGCACGACTCATGTGGCACGCCGAAGCGCAGCACAGCTAAACGGATTCCGCGGCACGGTTGTCGGAGACATCCTTTGCAAACTGAAGGAGCTCTTCTGATGAACGGCGACACCGCAAAACAGCTGCGCACCCTACTGCTGCAGCACCCAGAAGGTCTCGAGATCTGGGCAATCGCCAAGACGCTTGACCGCGAGTACACCAACATTGCCAAGCGCCTGCATGCCACCTATGGCTGCTACGTCAAAGGCTGGAACGGCCAGCGCCAGGTCTGGGCGTGCATCCCAGAGCCAGCCAATGCGCCTCGCCCGCCGTATGTGCGCAAGGTCTATGTGCCATTCAAGCCTGAGCGCCTGATCAAGGCATACAAGCCCAAACCAAAGCGCGAGAGCGCCACGGCCCGTGCCAACCGAGCCGAGCCCATCACACAGGACATCTTGGAGGCGCCCGCCTACAAGCCACAAAAAACCGTTTGGGTGCCGGTTGCACCTTGGCCAACACAGGAGAGTTTATGAGTATTGAATCAATGAATGGCACCCTGGAACAAGCCAAGCGCAAAGAGCGCCATCGCACAAATGCCGAAACGCGATACTGGTGCGACCAGTACAAGCAAATCGCCACCGAAGCGGTTAATGCCCTAGCCAAGCAAGGGCACACCAAGTCTTTGTATGGCGCCAACTGGTCTGTCTTCAACACAGGTGCGTGCGTGGCAGATGGCCTGACCATGGAAGAGGCCAAGGAGTACATGACGCCTGAGCGAATCGCCCGCGGTTGGACTGCTGTCTACTGCGTTGTTGTGAAGTCTGATGACCAATGGCCAACACAGGAGGCGGCATGAGTATTGAGGCAATTAAGCAGATGGTGGGTGTATTGGCCAGCATTACCGGCGAGCCAGACCGAAACCTGCAGCAGCGACCAGAGCGGTACGCCAAGGCAAGAGAAGCCATTGAAGCAGGCCGCCAAGCCATTGCAGAGGCAGAGAAGCAAGAGCGGGGTGAGCCTGTGGCGTGGATGGGAGAGATGCATGGGCCTCGTGGTGGGCCGTGGACTGCCTTCATCGAACACAAGCCATCGTTGAATGTGATGGACGCCACCACCAAGTGGACACCTCTCTACACCACACCACAACAACGCAAGCCGCTGACGGATGAGCAGGCTGACAGCATCATCAACGGACTGCGGACTTGCTTGCACCGTGATAGCAAGCGCCAGTTTCTGAAAACGTGGCTCCGTGACTGGGCCGCCCATGACATCAAGGGGCAAGCATGACCCGCAAGCCAATCGGCGTGACCGTGCCTTACCGCAAGTCGGCGACATCTGTGTCGTCGACACCACCAAAAGCATTACCTGCCAAGCGCGCATGGGTCGGACTGACTCTGGCGGACAAGCAGGCGTTCATTGACCAAGACTTCGGCGGCAACCGGCTGGATGCCATGGACTACGCCGAGAAAATCCTGAAAGAGAGAAACGCATGACCACCTTCACAGAACTGCTTGACGAGTACCTTGATGCCAAGGCTAAGCACGACGAGGCTCGCGCACGCTTCGGCGGATATGACTTTGACTACTTCCATCACAAGGAAGCGCAGCACCTACATGACGCACGTGCTGCTCTGAACATCGCCTTCATCCAAGCGTCAGCCGGCGCACCAGCGACATCCGGGAGCCTGCTATGACCACAGCCAAATACGCATGCGTAAATTGCAAGGACCTATTCACCGCCCGCATCGCTGACCGCAAGCGCGGCTGGGCACGCTACTGCTCCAAGTCCTGCAAGGCCAAGAAGCAGGAGGCACGCACCGGCCAGTACAAGGCCATGCTCCAGGGCGGCCGCGGCAGTAGCTGGGATCAAGCTATGGCCGACAACGAAGCTGGCTGGGATGGCCACAAGAACGCCTTCTAGAAATGCCCGAGCGAAATTGAAGGTCTTTTTTTCGCTCTAGTTGCAACATTTTGTTTATTACACAATAATATGTTTCATCAACAACGAAAGGGGAATATGAACTGCAAACCAAACGACATGGCCATGGTCATTCGATCTCAATACCCAGACATGCTGGGACGCATCATCCGCGTCACTACGCTACTCAAGCTAAATGACGTACCAGATGAACAGGTTTACGCGTGGCTCTACGAGGGTGATCTTCGTACCGACACAGGCGGACGCATCGCCGCGGCAGAAGACTGCTGCCTAAAGCCGATCCGAGATCCGGGTGAAGACGCCGTCGACGAGATGGTCCAACTGTGCGGCAACGCGACTGCGAGGACCGCATGAAGTCAACGCAACGCGACGCAATCAAGCTGGCCAAGCGGTTTGGCCTCGAGGTGCTCAGCCTCTCACACACTGGCGGCGACCACTACAAGCTCAACCTGAAGAACAGCCAAGGAAGCACAGCCTTCTTTGTGATGTCCAACACTGCCAGCGACAAGAGGCACGCCACCAAGAACAACGAATCCCTGTTCCGTCGCTTTGCCGACGGCACATTCAACCCAGTCAAAGAACGAGGACAAAAGCGATGAACTGCGATTTCACATTACTCAAAGAAGACACCAGCTGGCTGATGGCCATGATCTGTTTTGCGGCAGTGGTAACCGTGGCGCTTGACGTCGGCGTGTGGCGCAAGGACTGCGAGGTCTTGTCTACGCGCAGCCAGGCTGCAATCAACGCTTACATGAAAGGCTGCGCGAAATGACAGAGCCAGTCAAACGCAAGCGCGACAACCAGGGCGGCCTATTCCGCAAACAGATCCGCGCCCTGCTGCTACTGCACCCAGAAGGCATGACGCTCAAGCACATCAACGAAGTCATCCCAGGCAAGGGTCATAGCCTCTACCGCGCGCTCAAGCGCATGCCTGACGCGTATGTGTCGCACTGGATTGACCCAGTCGGCGAGAAGCAGCAGGCGGTCTACAAAGTTGTCCCAGTGCCAGCCGATGCGCCCAAGCCGCCGATGTCTAAGAAGTCAGCTGCCGAGCGCAATGCCTACCTGCGCGAGTACCGGCTGGCTCGCAAAGAAGCTGCCCGCACTGGCAAGCCAGTAGAGCTCAAGGCGAGAGCGCCACGCATCACACACCTACCCCGCGAAGAAGCCTTGGCACGCGACGAGGCCATGCGCAATCGCTATTCCAACCCACCAACATACAAGCCACTCAAATGAACACCACCAACACATTTAGCAAAGGCGATACCGTCTACAACGTCCACGGCCAGCAAGGCGCGTACATCGCCAGCTACGGCGGCTCGCATCTGGTAGCGCCAGAGTACGAGAGTGGAGAGTTTGGCGAGCCTCACTGGGGCACCCCAGAGGAGTGGCGCGAGATCTTCTCAAAGCCGCCAACCGTCAAACTCGAGGCCAAGGTCGACGAGCTTGACAAGCTGATCACCGAGAAGCGCGAGGAGCTCAAGCGCGTTAATGCGGAGCTCGACCAGTCCGGCCGTCGCTACCAAGAGCAGCTGAAGAAAATGAAGCAGCACCAAGCCCTGAGCCGCATCGAAGACTACCTAGACGGCAAGTTCACTCACTTCTTGGATGTTGGCTACGGCGTCAAGCTGATCAGCAAAGAGGACGCACTGAAGAGTCCTGACAAATACGACCGCGACATGAAGCTACTCACCCTGTTTGGCCGCACCAACGGCGACCTGCAATGGCGCATCAACCGCTACTACGATGGCAGCGGCGGCAACACGGATGTCTACCCGTGCGAATCCGAAGAGGAGGCAATTGCGATTGTGCGCAAGCTGTATGCCGAGGCCGTCGAAGAGTGGCGCGCTCAAGAAAAGAAGCACTACGGACGTGCACTTGAATGGGCGAGGACAGTCTCTTGGGATTGGATTGACGTGCCGCAGGACGTGCGCGAATACATGAACCAGGCGCTGATTGACGCCCGCACAGCAACGCTTGAGAAAGCCAAAGAAGCTTTGGCTAAGGCTGAGGCCGAACTGCTTGATGCATTAACCAACTGATTCGCTTGGACATTTTTTTTCCTTAATTGCCAACCGTTTGTTTGTTGTGCAATAATATGTTTAACAACTTTTTAGGAGATCTATGCGATTTGGTTCTGTTGCTTCTGGGATTGAGGCCGCGTCAGTAGCGTGGCGCCCGCTCGGCTGGGAGGCTGCATGGCTTTCCGAGATCGAGGCTTTCCCATCGGCCGTGCTTGCACACCACTACCCTGATGTCCCGAACCTCGGCGACATGACAACGCTGCCAGAGAAAATCCTCTCTGGCGAAGTCGAAGCCCCAGACCTGCTCTGCGGTGGCACACCCTGCCAATCATTTTCCGTAGCCGGTCTGCGCAAGTCCCTTGACGATGCTCGCGGCAACCTTTCACTCATGTTCTGCGAGATCGCAAATGCAATTGACACTACCCGGCGTGCCGCTAACAAGCCTCCTGCCATCATTTTTTGGGAAAACGTACCAGGAGTCCTCTCTACAAAAGACAACGCCTTTGGCTGCTTCCTTGCCGAGCTGGCCGGCGAAGTTGTACCACTCATCTCAGCAGGGGGCAAATGGCCGAACGCTGGTTTTATCTCTGGCCCCAAGAGAACAGTGGCGTGGCGAATCCTCGACGCCCAATATTTCGGAGTGGCCCAACGACGCCGTCGTGTGTTCGTTGTCGCAAGTGCTCGAGACGGGTTCGATCCCGCCTCGGTTCTTTTTGAGTTCGACGGCGTGCGCAGGGATTCTGCGCCGAGCCGAGAAGCGTGGGAAAGCATTACCCATCCAGCTGCTGCATGCCTTACAAGCAGTGGCAGGGGTGTTGAGCGAACCGGCGACACCCGCGGACAAGATCCAGTAGTCGCCACATTTGACTTCCAGTCATCTGGCGAATACGGCACCGCACCCGTTGCATCGACGATTGCGGCGCGAGACTACAAGAGCGCCAAAGACTTGGCTGTACATCTGGGTGGCATGCAAGTCCGCCGCTTGACACCCGTTGAGTGCGAACGCCTGCAAGGCTTTCCAGACAACTACACCGACATTCCCTGGCGCAAGAAGCCAATTGGAGAATGCCCCGATGGCCCACGCTACAAGGCGCTAGGCAACAGCTGGGCGGTACCGGTGGTGCAGTGGATCGGAAGGCGAATTGACCAAGAGGTCAAGGCCATCCAGCCCGCGCCTGTTCGCTCGCTCAAAGACAAACTTTCTGTTTTCGCATCAACATTTTGGGGCGACAAATGAGCTCCAAAAAAGCACCCGTATACGCCCAGACCTTTCAGTTCCGCGAGTTTCTCTTTCGCCAGTGCCCGAACTGGGTGCGCGAATTCCCAGAGGGAAAACTCGCTGTGCACCTGATCGCTCAAGCGTTTGAAGACAACGCCTCTTGGTTCTTTTCGAAGGACACCGAGCGCTTCGTCCTGCTCTGCGAAAACCTCGGCTTAAACCCCGAAGCAATCGCCGAGACATACCGCAAGACATCGCGCAAATACAACGCGTCAATTGGCTTGAGGTACATGTGATGACACTCACCAAAGAAGAAGCCGTCATGGCCTACCTGGCTGGCAACGTCGTCCAGTTCAAAGCCGGCGAGAAGTGGATGCTGGTCAACCAGTACTACTTGTTCGACCACTACAACACGTTCCGCATCAAGCCCGAGAAAGAAGAGCTCGTGCGCCAGTTGCGTGTGGACTGGGAAAAGTCCAGCAATTCAACACCAAACCTGCGCCTTGAATGGCACCCCGAAACATACGAACTTATCAAAGCGGAGATCATCAAATGAGCCAAACCACAGACATTCTCGAGCACATGAAGCGCGAGCCAATCACAGCAATTGAAGCGCTGACCCAGTACGGCTGCTTCCGCCTGGCTGCTCGCATCAAAGACCTTCGCGAAGACGGTCATGAGATCGAGACCACCACCCTTGAATTGCCCAACGGCAAGTCAATCGCCAAATATTCACTCAAAGAAACGGAAGCAGCATGAAGAAAAACAAGGCCGGTCGCCCGTCTATTGACGGCGCCAAGAACTGCACAGCACGCCTCAACGCGGCAATCACGCCAAAGCACAAGCGAATGCTGGACGAGCTCGCAAAAGTGTCTGGCGGCATCTCGCCGTGGCTGCGCTCAGCCATTGAATCAGCACACTCAACTCTGAAAGCCACCAAATGATTGACCCAACAAAAGCTTGGCCGGACGGCGCCCTAACCCCCACATTCCCGCCAGAAATTCTGCCAGTTCGCAGCGGCGTCTACTTCACTCGCGAGATTGATCCAGACACTGGCAAGGCTATGACTGAGATGTTTGTCTTCAGTTACTTCGATGCCACCGACCGCATCTGGGGATGCGCAGCATTTAACCGAGACGTCGCTTGGAAAGAACCAACTTACGAGTTCGCCTCTCAGAACAAAGAGTGGATTGGTTTCACCGAGGAGCCACAGTCATGAGGGAATACCAATGCAGCCATGAGCAAGTGCTCAAAGACCTGGCCGGTCACGAGATGCAGATCATCAAGGACGACGGTGTGCACCGCCACATCCGCTTCAAGCGGTACGGCGACGGTTGCTACTGGTTTGATTTGATCACTTACCCAGGTGCCTTGGTCATCGACGGCGACATGGGCACGTACGTGTTCCGCCGCCTTGACGACATGTTTGAGTTCTTCCGCACTGATCGCGTCGAAGGCAAGTTGCGCATTAACCCGAGCTATTGGGGCGAGAAGCTGACAGCCACAGCAAATCACGGCGGCTTCAAGGAGTTCGACGAGGATCGCTTTGCAGAGGTCATCAAAGAGTACTTGGTGCGCTGGGTCAAAGACAACCGCGACGACACCTCAGAAGAGCAGCGGCGCGAACTCTGGGACGCCGTGCAAGACGAGGTGCTGGACATTGAATGCGACAGGGATGGCAACCAAAAGACACATGCCGCGTACGGCTTCCATCACCTAGTCAGCCGCGAGTTTGGGGAGTTCTATTTCCAAGACCTGTGGGAATACAACTTTGAGCGCTACACCTACCACTTCATCTGGTGCTGCTACGCGATTGCCTGGGCGATTGAGCTCTATGACGAAACCAAAGCCTCGGAGCAGAAAGCAATTGCCGCATGACCGCCGAAGTAATTCCATTTGATGAGCCCAAGCCAGAGCCCCGTGTAAAAGGCAAGTGCTCATTCTGCGGCAAATCCGAAGACAACGCTGGCCGCCTATTCGGCAACAGCCAGCCAGGTAAGTACGCCCGCTGGGTGTGTGATGCCTGCATCCGCAAGTGCAAGGCGCTGATCTCTGAGCCAGAACAGGTGACGTCATGACCATGGGCGCACTACCCAAAGCAGGCGCACCTTTTCGCCGGCCACCAGTGCGCTCACTTGCCGAGATTGCCGATGAGTTCGGCATGTCGCGTCACACGCTTCAGGCACACATGAGCAATTCGCGCAACGCACCGAAGCCAGAGTTCCAACACAAGTCCACACCGACTATGCCAGGTCGCAGCTACTACCGGCTGAATGACATGCGCAAGTGGTGGGCTGAATATCAGAAAGAAACCGTATGACCGACCAAGAAGAAATCCAACGCATGATTGCCAATGCCGCACTAAAGCTCGCCGAGTTCGCATTTGAATGCGGATTCACTCTCACCATTGAGACCGTGCCACGAAAGCCGCTAGCCCTGGGCAACTACGACCTCGAGATTGAGGTCCGCGAGAGCCATGCCAACTACCGGAGCCAGTCATGAACTGCCTGACCAACCCTATTGAAGACCTGGCCGCAGCGGTTCATCACGCCTGCGCATTCGGCTTTGGTCCGATCTCCTATGAGGACCGCGACTGGGAGCAGTACAGCAAAGGCAACAAAGACGTGCGCATCTTGAAGGCTCGCCGCCCGAGCAAGTACGACATTCAAGTCATCGCCATGTTCCCGCAGACGTGGGGCTCCACCGCCCTTGGCTTCGGCGGCATTGGCGGCCAAGCAATTACGACTGCCTACACAATTGTGATTCGCCATGGCATTGAATTCTGCGTCTACTTTGGTGAGCAGTTTGCGTATCGCGTGAAGTGCCGCGGCCAGGAGATCTACGAGGACATCCACAAGCAGAGCATGGCCCGCGTCAGCGATGCATCTTCTCGCTACGAGGTGGACCTATGAACTGCTGCGACTCATACGGCAACTGCAACCAAGGGCGCGACTGCCCTGTGCGCTGCAAGCGCCACGAAACACCAAAGCCCATCGCGGCTTGGCGCATCAACCTGAAGGGTAAGCGCATCTCCTGGTGCCTGAAGAGCCCCGGCTGGGTTCGCATCGGCCGCCTGATTATCCGCTGGGAGGTTCAATGACCCCAGAGAAAGCTCTCGAGCTAGTCGGCCGCTATGCGCGGCTGACGGCACAAATTAAAGACTGCAAGGCCCGCATCGGTGATTCGCTAGAGCTATGCAACGGCATAAGCGGAAAGCGAAATGAGCCTATGGCCCATCGCGAAACGGACAGCAAGAATCGCGAGCTCGATGTCCACCTTACCCAGTGGTACACGCCGGATTGGCAAGGCGACTATGGCGATCAGCCTGTCTATGACGACATTGGCGAATGGAGCGCTGAGGAATGCCCGCATTGCTACGCGGCACACCTTGCAATTCAAGAGCGCAAAGCTGCACGCAAAGCGCTTGGCTATGTCAAGGCAACAATCTCAAGGAGCCACAAATGAAGATCGCCCTCATCTGGCAGTCGCCTAAAATCTTTTGGCACGCAGGCTTGTACCTGAAAATCAACAACAAACGCTATCGCATAATCGCAGTGGGACCACGATGACTGAAGAAGTAGAACACAACTGGAAATTGGCTCAGGCCTTGTCTGAAGCGCTTGGCATCCCTGTGATGACCGAGAACGCTGTCGAGCTTGAGAACCGCCTGACTTCCATGGGCAACAACGCCATGGCTCACGGCTTTGCGCTGGCTCGCGACATGTGCTTCCGAGCCGTGGCCACCCGCCCTATCAGCGACAACGCCGAGGTTATGTGCGAGCGCATTGACATCGCCGAGGCGATTCAGAAAGTCGGTGCGGCATGAGCCACATGACGAATGGCGAGAAGCTTGCAATCGCCGCCGGAGAAAACCTAGAGCTCGGGCTTGTCCGAGTGAGTGGCCGATACGCCAGCGGCGTGCCCTTCGAGCGCGAGTACACGATCAACGTCAACTTGCGTCAGGGCGACAACTTTTACTTTGACTTTGACCTAGCCTACCCAGAACACAAAGAATGACCATCAAGACCACATCAGACGGAGCCGCCGCGGTAGACACCGAGGTGCGCTGGATTCCTATCGCTGAGCAAGCGCCGCCCTCTGGCGTCAAGCTGCTACTGATCAACCGCAAGTACGGCGTGGCACACCTGAGCATCTACCGAAAGGCTGATGACTGGTCGCACTGGGCTGGCCTGCCGAAGTTTAAGGACTGACCTATGACTACAGGCTACTTATTCCTAGGCGGACCGATTGATGGCCAGCGCCGTGTTGTTCAAGACTGCCTTCCTGTTTTTGCGGTCCGCGTTTATCCGCCATTCAAGGCTGGCTGTGAGCCAAATGACATCTCCAAGCTAACGTGCGAGGATCACCACTACACCCGCCGTGAGATGTCTGGAGGCCATCGCGTTTACGCGCACACCTCCATCCCAACCCACGACATCTTGGCTCGCCTGCTACGCGGGTATAGCCCTGATGCGCTCTAACGCCCACCAGGCAGCGTCGCGCTCTTTGGCTTTGGTCATCTGATACGCGACGATCTTCTCGAGCTCCTTCTCCATCCGCTTCATGGCGGTGTTGAAGGATGCGTCTTTCTCTTCCGTTGACGCCCTGCCCTGGTCGAGCCAGGTGTGGCACGTGTAGCAACCCCACACGCCTTTGAAGTCGCTTACCTTGTAGCCCTTGCCCTTGCCATCCGAAAGCTTGTTGGAATGGCACAGAACGGTCGTGGCGGGGTCAAAACAGCAAACCCCAGGCACACGTAGCGTGCAGTCCTTATCGCGCGCCAGAGCCCTGTAATTCGCGTTCTCTTCGCGCTTGTGCTTTGGGATGCCGATCATAGGGGCAGCCAATCCACCCCGTTGCCAGAGTAAATGTCAAAGCTGATGGAGACTTCTACCGCTTCAACTGCGCCCAACCCGGCAGCCATGGCGCCCAGTGCGAAGTCACGGCCTGACCCCATGGCGGCAAAGTCGTTCTCGTACTCCACCGGCAGGAAGCTCTTCTCATAGAACTGAATCTTTCCCGCGGGCGTGACGACCATCAGCATCCCGTTGTCGTCGTCCTTCTGGATGTCGGGGAAGTCTTCCGGCTTGGCGCCGTTGGTGAACCAGCGGATCATTTCCATGCACGCATGGCCATCGCCGGCACATCCGATCAGGTGGCTGTTGATCTTAAAGATCTTGGTCATCTTGCCGTGCTTGCAGCCAGAGCTTGTGGCCTGTTTGTCGGCGGCCATCACGCCGCCTCTGTAGCAAATCGTGGTCATCGCACCAATCGCGACACCGCACGCTCCGTCATTGCGTCAATCGATTCCAAAATGCCGATGAGCTTGGTGATCTCTTCGCGGTGCTTGCGCTGCACCGGACGGCGGCCATCGCCGTGGCAGTGTTTGCAAGCCTTGGCCGATAGCACGGGCGAGTTCTCTTGGAGCTCAAAGCCGCGGCCTTGGCAGTGCGGGCAGACTGGTGCGATGTGATGGGCAAGCGCGCGCTCAGCGATTGTGCGGATTGCCTGGCCATTGAGGCGCCAGTTCATCTTGGCGTCAATGCGACGCACGAGCGCTTCGACGGCCTTGTAGGCATCCTTGAGCGCCAGGCGTGACGTCGTGGTGTGCAAGTGCAGCAGCGCGCTGGCAATGGCTGGATTGCGCGCCTCGGCGACGCCGGCAGCCATCACATAGTCCAGGTCTGTGCGGTGGTCAAAGTCCAGCGACAGATCCGATGAGTTCATTGCGACACCTAGTCGCTCTAACGCAGACGGCCTTGAGCTCATCGCACTTCCTTTACTTCGATTCCATGCACCACCTTCATGAGTCGGCGCTTGAGTTGGTACTCGCGAGTCTTCATGCCTTTGACGTCCTCGATGATCTTGTTGCCGAGGTGGTCGAGGTACTCAAAGTCCGCGATGTATTTGATGACGCGCTGCTTCTTGCCATCCATCACCACCGACGGGATGATTTCAAAGGACGGCTGCAGCTGCAGTTCACTGATGTGGCCCGCCTTCTCTAGCGTTTTGAGTTGCACGTAGCGCGCAGCCTCGCGCTTGCTGGCGAAGGTGATGCCGTCAACTTGAGTTTTTACTGCGCCGTACTTGCTACGGACGTTGCGAACCGGCAGCACCATCAGGCTTCGTTCGCTGCCTGTGTCAGTGCAGTACTCGGCTGCAGGGTGACGACCTTGCGAGGCGGGACCATGACCGTCTCACCGGTATGCAGATTGCGAGCTCGCTTCTCGCCACGCTGGACGACCTTGATGATCCCCAGGCCAAACAGCGCAACGCTGTCGCCTTTGGAGACGGCCTTCTTGGTGACGGCAACAGCCGACGACAACACGGTGCGCACGGTGCCTGCGGATTCACCCGAGACATACGCAACGCGCTTGATAAATTCTTGCTTGAGCATTAAACGGTTCCAACAATTTGTTTGTACTGGAACCGTTTATAGCATCAAGCTATCGGTTTGCTCCGATGATTAACTGCAATGAATTTTGTCCATTGCAGTTCAGGCGTAGCGAAGCACCGTGTCGACGTGTTCGCGCAGCTGGTCTTCTGTCATGGTCGACGACGTGAGGATCTTCTTCAGGATCACATTGATCACGTCGCTGTACAGGGTCTCAAACTCATCCTCGCTCATGTTCGCGAAGCTGATTGACTTGGCCTCTACCCTCACCTCACCGCGGGCGTTGTACACCGCGTCAAAGCGACCGCTCATGATGATTAAGTCTTTGCGGAAGCGGTCGAAGTTCGGCTCAACCTGCACGCCGCGGTACTCCTGCGGCTCAATGGTCTCGGTCCAGATGTCGAAGGCATACTTGGCTAGCGTGAAGAACTTCTGCAGGAACTTGTAGTTGCGGATCTGACGCACCTCAACGCGCACCATTGAGCCAGCCTTGATCTTGCGGATCATCTCGGCATCTTCATCGGTCGCTGGGGCGAAGCCGCCTGTCGGCAGGCGGACCATTAGAAGCTCAGCCACGGTACGGCTCCCACACATTGACGCCGGCAGCCTTGGCGCGACTGGTCATGTCTGCGGTACCGGCGCCACCAGGAAAAGCCACGACGCCGTCGACGACCATCTCGATCATCTTCTGGTTGCGCATAGGGCCGGCGGCCTTGCCGTGCTCGCCCCAGTTTGCCGGCACGCTCAGGCATGGGATGCAGCGCTGGAATGCCCAGGCGGCAGCAAGCGTGTCAGCACCCTCTGCGCCGCCGTGGATGATCATGCCGATGTCGACCTTGTTGGCCAGCGCATCAAGTGCCTTGTACGCGGCACGCATGTCGAAGTAGTCGCGCCCTCCGCAGACGATGAAGTTCTTCGCCTCGGACATCAGACCATTCCGAACAGGTCAATGCGGTCACGCAAGATTGATGAGTACTCGCCCATGGCCACCATCTGGCGGCGCAAAAGGTACTGATCTTGGTGCGACAGCGTGTGGTAGATGGGCGTGCCGATGAAGTTGGTCAAAGCCTCGAGCTTGGTGTCGAGATCCTTCTTCTCGTCGATTACGCGTTTTTGATGTGGTTGCATTTGGGTACTCCTAGTTGAACAATTCCTACTCCGTCTCCCAGCACCCAGAGGGCGCGGTTGATTGCGGCTTGCGACACAGTCGCGCCGGCCTTGACCTGGTCAAGGATGTCGTGAGCCTCAAGCTCTTCCTGGTTGCAGTGGTCACGCATCGCGCATCTCCTTGCGGGCAGTTGTGCGGTACGAGCTCCAATCGAATGGCACCCAGCGGGCAACCTCAGTCAAGCGGTCAAACACCCGGTCGCCTACGGCCACACGGAAGTCGTCCTTGCCAAGGTTGGTCATCAGGATGGTCGGACGCACCTCGCGGTAGCGACGGTCCATCACGTCGAACAGAATCGAGCGCTCGCCATCGGTGCCGTACTGGACGCCGACCTCATCGATCACCAGAAGCGGGATCGCCTGCAGCTTGGTCAGCAGCTGCGACTCGGACATCTCACTGTCTCGGCGCCACGTGTCGCGCAGCTTGCGGATCAGATCCATCAGGGTGACGTACGCGCCGACATGCTTGGGCAGGATCTCTTGCAGGATCGCCGCGGCCAGGTGGCTCTTGCCGGTACCAGGGTTGCCAGACAGCACCAGCGACGCGCCTGTCTTCAGGTTGCGGTCAAACTCTTTCGCATAGGTGTAGCAGATGTCGCGGACGTTGAACGCCTTGGTCCCCTGCTCTACCCGGTAGTTGTCGAAGGTGCGGCCGACAAAGCGCGGAGGGATCGCGGTGTGCTCGAGCAAGGCCTCAACCTGCAAGCGGCTGGCTTCTTGCTCAGCACGGATGCGCCTAGCCTCCAACTCAAACTCAGCGTCCTCAAGGCATGTTGGGCACTTGGACCAGACGTCGCGACTGAAGCCGCCGTAGTTGTGGCGCGTTCCAGTCGCCGTGTACTCGCCATGAGCCTCGCATGTGCGGATCTCGGTCGGCAATGCCGTGGCACCAATCGCACCGCCAGCCAGAGCCTTGGTGATGTTGCCCATCAGGTCAGCTGAAGGAGCCGTCATCATTGATGCCCTCCCGGTAGTTGACCTGAGCGAAGCCAGCGTGCGAGCTCGGGCGTTTGGCGGATGAGCCGACCGCCTTGCTGTTGCGCACCCAGTTGCGCCAGGTTGCCTGCCAGTCCAGCTTGGCGCCGTCCTTGCCAGCCTTAGCAACCCAGAAGTCCTTGAACCGGTCTGCCACGTCCTGGATGTTCAGGTCTGGTCGCTCAGTGGTTGCCCAAGCAGCCCAGTCTTCTGGCAACACCCAGTCTTGCGCCAAGCGCGAAGCGCGGGGCTTACTAGCTTGTCCTGGTTCTTGGTTAGTGGTTCTTGGTTCTTGGTTAGGTGGCGCTTCGTCACCAACCTTGGGCGATTCGTTCACGGTACGAGCACGAGTCGTGCTCTTTTCCTTACGCTTCGCCTCCCTTTCGACAGCGATTCGTTTGTTCGTCTCGGCCTTTGAGTGGTACTCAGCGATCTCTTCCTTGATCCGGCTTTGCACGTAAACGCCGTCCTCAAGGGTGAAAAAGCGGGTCAAGACGAACTTGACGGCCTCGAGCTCCTCAGTGCTGGAGGCCCAAGTCCACTCGATTGCATCCTCAAGCGTGGGGAATCGCTCACGGTCGTAGCACGAGTCGATCAGAAGCGTGTACGCACCGTGCTGCAACATGGACAGCCGTCCAGTCTTCTTGGCGTAATCACCGATGTTCTTTTTGTAGTAGTGCATCAGGCGCCAATCTCTTCAAGCGTCGGTTCCAAACCGCATGTCATTGGAAATTTCACATCATCTTTCTTCCTCGGTGTCCGAGAATAAAAAAAGCCTTAGTCGGGAATCTCATCAGCTTTCACTGACGTTGGCGGACTGGGTTGGTTCCAGCAGATTCCCGGCTAAGGCTTACCAACATCCCCGCCAAGGGATCTAACTTTCGGAGCGGATTGTAGCAACATTTTCTGCGCTCCCAACTTTTTGTTTGCTCCGACTGAAAAATTTACGCGTGTTGTATGGCCGCAGCAGCCGGCGACGGTTGTTCCGTTTTCCGGAAATCTGCAGGCTCATCTTTTGCTGGCCGAATCGGCCACAGGCATTCGTCAGCAATCGGCCCAGCCATCGTTCGGATGAAGTTGGTGCCGGCGAGATCACCCCAGATCAGCGGCGATCCAAGCGATTCGCATAGCCAGACCTGCCTGGACTCGGTAGGCATCACGATCCCAATGTCAGCAGGGTCATAGGCTTTGAGCACCTCGACGATCCTCATCAGGTTCTCTGGGTTGGCCGCGCGTATGACAAACGCGAGGTCTCCGGGTTGGCAGTTCATGGGCTAATACCTTTCATCAAGTAGTGACAATTCACTTTAAGTGTTGCAACATTTTTGCTCGGTTGATTGTCGAAACAAACGATTGGCTTGTCAACGGATTGTTGACCGTGTATGTTGGTCTCTCGTGAACTTTTGTTTGCAACGGGAGACGATTCGTGAAGGTGAAAGATCAGATCAGGGCTAGGCGTGAGCAGCTTGGAATGACCATTGATGAGCTTGCCCGTCGTCTTGAGGTATCGGGCCAGGCGGTTCGTCATTGGGAGAGTGGTCGCAGCTTCCCTGGCAAGTCCAAGGCAGGGGCGCTAGAGGCGGCACTGAGCATTACGCTCGACTGGACCGAGGGTGCTAGACCCGTTTCTAGCGGTAACGCGATGTCTGCCCTTGTGAACCGGTCAGACATCGACCTGTTGTTGTTGATCTGCCAGCTACCCGAGCAGGCTAAGGAGCTCATCGCAAACCTAGTACGTATGCATCTCACAGCCCTAGAGGGTGGTCGCAAGGCCTTCTCTGAGAAAGTCAGTCAAACGGGCGTGTCTTCGTTCACAGAGAAAAATGTTGCATCAGCAGCTGGAGAAGTAACGAATGCCAAACCAGACAGCAACTCAGCCAAGGGCTCCAACAAGCGTGCTGCGCCTCGTCGAAAAGCAGCCTGACCCAACAATCGTTGAGCAACTTCGTGACCTGTTGCGAGACGCTGAGACCGGCAGGATTCGTGGCCTGCTCGCGTCAGCGCACTACGGCGGCAATCACTATGGGTACTACGGCGGCGGCACGATGTGCAGCAACCAGACCATCGGCCTAGCAGCGATTTACAATCTTGCAACAAAACTGTTGACAGACAACTGAATGTTGATATACTCGCTTCGCCACCTGGTACATGTGGTTCACTGATTGCTCGGTGTCTCCTGTTGAATGCGCTGGCATTCTCAATGTACCGACCAGCCGATTGGTGCCCGTAAGGCACCACTATCAAATCAGCGGCGGCGTGGATGGACGCGCTAGGCACGGTGCAGAAACATTCAATGCGGCGAGGGATTGATCTCCCGGCGGTCGCACTGCGAAGGTGCTGATAGGAAAGTGGAGTGGGCTCTGTTGACGAACAACCCAACGCAAACGCTGGCAGTGTGCGGCAACCTGGAATCAAGCCCAGGCCGCTGATTTGATGGTGCGAGCGAGGTGCTGACTCGCAGGGCGTGGAACCCCCAGAAGCCTACTCCACGGTAGGCCATGCAATGAGAAGCCGGAGATCAGCGCCGGCCACCATCAACAAATTTCTCTCGCAGGTTCGCCTGTGACTTGTCGGCCCAAGAGACGGGGTGCCGCACAAGCTGGATTGTTAGTAATTTGCGACATGAGAACGCCTGGAGTCAGAAGTCCAGCAGAACGGCGTGACAACTCGGAGAGACGAGTACTTTCAAGTCAAGGGCTGAGCACATCATTGATGGAGCTACAGTAACGGCCCTTGTCTTGATGGTGAATGCGCAGGCTGAGGCGACACACACAGTAGCGGGGCTCTGATAGGCGTGTAACACCGAAAGCTGGAGATCAGCGCCGGCCACCATCAACAAAAAGGCTGGATGACTTCATCCTTCAAGACGGCCTCTAAATGTCTAGAAGGGTCTCACTCGACAGTCGAGCGGTACTGGGCGGGCTGTGCAATTGAGCCACATCACAGAGTGCGAGGAGAACCGGCCAACAGGTCTCTGGCACCCCGGAAAGACGGGGACTTTCAAGTCTTTGCATACCGCGTGTGCAAAGACTTGATGGTCGTGAAGCAGCGGTGGGTCAGCGCCATCGCATGCGTTTGAAAATCAGCCTCTGCTTTATGAGAGTGCTTCACGACCAACAGACGACATGGCCTAACCAGCCACCCTCTGGCATGCGGGGTCACGTATGCAAAGCGAGATGATCTGCTTGGCGTGGTGCCAAGTTGATGCCGGCGTAATCTCGTATGCTGCAAGACCTTAGTGCAGCACCTATACGCATGGAGATTGAGAACCGTCAGAGAGCGCGTCAGCAATCAATGGCAAACGTCATACAGTCTCCAGCCGTGTTGGTGAGTGGTAGTCGCTAGGCCCATAGCCTAGAAAGACGCCGATGAATATTGTTCTACCTCCGCTGTTCCGTCGGAGCCTGCGCTCAAAAATGAACGGAGCCACTGACACCCGAAACATCAGCGGGATACCCGGATGTGACCTGCACGGAGAGACGTGAGCGGAAACCCGCAAGGGCCGCTGGGACTGACGAGATTCAGCGGTCTGTGGAATTCAGACCACCAACACGCATGGAGATTGCAGTCCACGGTTGCGCCGTGACACGGATCACAGGGGTCGCTCCCTGGTCAGTCTCCAGCCGTGTTGGTTAAGCGCGATGACACTGTGCGTCCTTGCACGGAGGGTCGGCGTAGGGTTGGGGATTCCCGGCCGCCAACAACCTATTCATTGCGGCGACCTTTCGCCGAGCGTGGCACGACCTGTGGGCACAAGCCAGCACAGGGCTCGGTAAACAGCTTCTCATGCAATCGAAACTCGGGCCGCTTAGCATTTTTGCCGGGGACGAATGAGAGGAACGTGCTAGAAAGCCCGGCATTTTTTGTCGGGCTTTCTACTTTCTGTTGTGCGCCCAACTTTTTGGTGCATAATCGCCTCACTTAAACACAGAGGCGGTTATGGAAATTCATTGGGCTTGGTTGATTGTGGCGACGCAACTTGGTGTTGCCGTCGGCATCTTCCTTGTCGCGCTCATGCAGGCAAATCGCGAGCGTCGCGATGAGTCAGAAAGGGGCCAATGAAGTGCACGAAGTGCGGACACGGTGACACCCAAGTCCTAGAAACACGCAAGATCCAAGGTGGCCAGGTAACACGGCGCCACCGAGCATGTGGTCAGTGCGGTCATACGTTCAACACGTACGAGATCGACGACACCCTCCTCAAGACGATCAAGAAGTACGCCCTCAATGAGGGCCGGGAGAAGGCGCTCACCAGGCGCAGCAACCTGCACGCTCGCAATGAGCAGATCTTGGCCATGCTCAAGAGTGGCGAGAAGCACTCTGTGGTGGCCAGCCAGTTTGGCCTCTCCGACAACATGATCTCGACGATTGCTCGCCGTGCAGGCGTGCCGTCGTATGCGCGTCAGCGCGGCTTGAAAGCGGAGGCGGCCAAGCCGAAGCACAAGAAATGAAGTACCAGGTGCGCCAGGTTGACACACGGGACGCGGAGATTGCCGCGATCCTGGAGCGCCTGCAGCTGCAGTGCCTGCCAAACGACATCCCGCAGAAGACCGACAAGGGCTACTGGTGGCTCTGTTACACCGAGGCCAACATCCCAATCGGCTTCGCTGGCATGGTGCCTAGCATCCGCTGGGAGCAGACCGGCTACCTATCCCGAGCAGGCGTACTCGAGGCGCACCAAGGCCGCGGGCTACAGAAGCGCCTGATCCGTGTGCGCATTCTGCGAGCCAAGCAGCTTGGCTGGCGCTACCTCCTCTCCGACACATCCGAGAACCCGGCATCGGCGAATTCGCTGATCAGCTGCGGCTTCAAGATGTACGAACCCATGCGCCCGTACGGGCTCAAGACCAGCCTCTATTGGCGAAGAAAGCTCCCATGAAAATCAGCAAAAACATCGAGGCGCTCCTGCGTGGCTACGTCGTGTTCAACGTCAACGGCAAGCGCTTCTGGAACTACGAAGACGCCCGCGCTGAGCGCGTGCGAATCACCGACGCAAATCAGCCTGTTGAGTTCTCTGGCTGGCACGTGATCAAGGGTTGGCGCTGGTTCTACTACACCGCCTACATTGGCCCGTCGTTTGATGTGCACGTTGACTCAGAGGCGCATCCAGCACGCGCTCGCGCCTTGGCATCAACCCCAAACATTGTGGCGGTGGCTGAGGTATGAGGGGCCTCGTTGACTTCGACGGCGAGAACCGCGCCGTGCGCAACTTTTTGATGTTCTACGGCGGTGGCCACGGCATCAACACCAAGAGCATGCGCTACACGATGACCATGTCCGGCTTCGATGGCGCCTGGCCAGATTGGGCCAATGACGACATGCATCTCACCAAGGCTGGCGCTCAGCTATGGCTGCGTCACTTGTTCGATTTAGAGAAGAAAACGAACACGTCCGAAAAACATGTATACGAATCGGACAAAAACGTACACGTTCCGACCACGACTCGTGCTCTCAACGAGATCGAGTCAGCGCTTATCCGCAGCACCGGCCTCAAGCCAGAAAAGTTTGTTCGGGTGACCGCGTTCAATGACAAGCCCGTCTCAATCCGCGACATGCCAGAAAGCTTCCGCGAGGCTGTTCGTAAGGGGTTAGCTAACGGCTCACTGCAGATCATGGGGTCAACCAATGCCTCTTGAGCCGCACCCAACAGACCCAGACAAGATGGTCTACAAGCCACACCCTGCGGCGCTTGCTTTGCGCGAAGAGTTCAACAAAGACCTTCGGATCGCCGAGCTCACGCGTGAGCGCGATGACGCGTTGCGCCTGCTGGCCATGGCCCACCTCAATCTGCGTCAGCACCTCGAGTACGGATTCAACCCAAAGACCGCCCGGAGCACGCTCATCAGCGTCGGGCAAATCGCACCGCTATTGCATGAGGCAATCAGCAAAGAAAGCACCACATGATTTCACCAATTGGCATTCACCTTGTAATCACAATCTCACAGGACACGATTGATGCGTGCCTGAAAATCGGCATTCTCATCTGCATCTGCCTCTTTGCAATCAAGGGTATGCGCATCATCAAGGAGCACGGCGATGCGTGACCTGATGATCCTATTTGGCTCTGGCTTTGCTGTGTTTACGATCTACGTGATCTCCAAGGCAATTGACTTGGTCGGCCAGTGTCGCCATCACTGGGGCGCATGGGAAGCAAGCGAGACCGAGTGCGCGTATGTGCAGCGCCGCAAATGCACCAAGTGCGGATACGTGGAGACGGAGCAGTTCCGCAAGCTCAAAGAGAAGCGCGATGACGACAACTGAAAAGCTTCAGGTGCTCAACGTGTTCCTGATTCTGATGATCCTGCTGCTGGTCGGCAAGCTGTACTCAGCCTACTGGCATTCAGAACAAGAGGCACGAGCGATACAGGAGCCGCCTGATCTGATGGAGCAGGCCTTGGTCAACATCTCCATGCGCAAGATGCAGCTGCAGCTGCGTGAGCTCCTGGTGTACAGCGAGCCCAATGAGATGCACGAATTGCTGCGCGAGTACATGCGCCTAAGAGACGAGCAAGACAAGAAAGAAGCTCAATGAGAACAACCAACCGACAAGCCACCGTGCACGTTGATGCGCAACACAAGTCCCATGAACAGCTGCGCAAAGAGCTCTGGATCGGCGTAGCTACGGCTGTCGCCCGCGCCGAAGGCGCCCGTAGCAGAAGCGCTCCAGGCGGATGGGCCGACGAGGTACTGAAAGACTTTGATAAGAAATTTCCAAAATGACACCAGAACTACAACTAACCGACAAGGAGCTCAAGGCTGTAGCCCAAAAGCTCTGTCAGATCCGCGGAATTGATCCCTACCACATGCTCGGCGCCACCGTTGCAACAGACTTTGCAATGCTCGAGGTCAAGCGCTTCATTGAGATTGTCCAGGCCATTGACCACGTAAAGGAGATCCCATGACCGAACTTGAAAAAATGGTCAAGGCGACCGGCATCAACCACGCGCTCGAGTACGGCGAGAGCATCCCCGATGAAGTACTCACAGCGTTTGCAGAGTCGGTCATTGACTGGGTTGCGCGCCAGCACTTCGAGCAGTGCAAAGAAGTCCGCCCTATTCAGCAATGGATCTTGGCCATCAAGCCACTTCTGCATCTTGAACTCACTTCATCCGTAACAACCAAGGAAATCAAGGAGCACTCATGGGCCAGAACCGAGTAATCAACGGCGAGATGACAGCCATGACGGCCGACCGAGAGACGGCGCCAGAAGCCGCTTCTGGTGGCTGGCGGCAGCATGTCATCACGCAGGTGGTTGAGATGCACAGGAGTGGCTGGCTGGGCGCTTGGGATGCGTTTGTGGCCGCCCTGCTACGCAAGCCGCGGCTCTCGGTTGCTCAGCCGATGACGCTGTCGGCGTGGGTGAAGGCGCCCAATGGGCACAAGACACAACTCTCCATCACCCAGACGCAACTCGAGACCCACCAATGAAAAGACGCAGCGACGGCACGGCATTCGACTGGCGAAAGAAGCCACCAGTGATACCAGAGTTCGTGCCAGCGGAAGATCCGCCGCCCGAGGCCAGCGAGCGCATTGACGTTCTGTTGGCACGCAAGCCAAAAGACCCCAAGAAACAGTCGGACTCTTAAATTTTTGTTGGCGGACCAACTTTTTGTTGCATAATACAACCGTTAGTTTTTAACGCTCGTAACAGGAGAATCCAATGACAGAAGCAACCACCGCGGCCACCGCGGATTCATTCGTGGCACCAGCCACAGCACTCGTGCCAGTTGAGCAGCGCGCCGCGCTTGCACTTGGCAGCAGCAAGACAGAAGAGGACTTGAAGGCCCTGGCTGTCAAGCACTCAAACATCACCAAGGTCGTCGACAAGGCCGGCCGCGAGCAGGCGCACCGCGCCGCCATGGAGGTCCAGACAGCGCGCACGACCATCACGAAGGTTGCCAAGGCCGCCCGTGACGACGCCACCAAGTTCTCCAAGGCTGTCATCGCCGAAGAGAACCGCCTGCTACTCATCATCGACGCGGAAGAAGGGCGTCTGTTCGCCCTGCGCGATGCATGGGACGCAGAGCAAGAGCGTATCAAGGCCGAGAAGGCTGCAGCCGAGAAGGCTCGCATTGAGGCCATACAGACCTCCATTGCCAGCATCCGATCAATCCCAGCCACCGTGGCCAGCGCCAGCGCCGAGTCCGTCATGGCCGCCGGCAAGGCGTTGTACCAGTTAGAGATCACCGAGGAGCAGTACCAAGAGTTCGTAGAAGCCGCCCAAGCCGAGAAGGCCAAAGCGCTTGACGCACTGGGTGACATCCTCGATGCAGCCAAGTCTCGCGAGGCAGAAGCCGCACGCATTGAAGCCCAGCGCATTGAGAACGAGCGCGTTGCTGCTGAGAACGCCCGTATCGCCGCAGATCTTGCGGCGCAACAAGCCGCAATCGCCGCACAAGCCGAAGCCCAGCGCATCGCCGCTCAGGCTGAAGCCCAGCGCGCAATTGACGAGGCCAACGCCAAGTCACGCCAGGAGGCTGCTGAGCGCGCCGAGATGCTGAAGAAGCAGGAAGACGCATTCGCCGCCGAGAAGGCTGCCGCCGAAGCGATCCTCAAAGAACAGCAAGACAAACTCAACGCAGAGATTGCCGTGATCGCCAAAGCCAATGCAGAGCGCGCAGCTGCTGAAGCCGCCGCCAAGGCCGCCAAAGAAGTCGAGGAAGCCAACGCCCGCCTCAAGGCGCAAGAGGAGGCGAAGGCTCTCCGTTTGGCCGAAGTGCGCGAGCGCTCTGACGCCATTGTGGATGCCATCTGCACCCAGTTCCAGGTTGAGCACAGCACCGCTGTTGAATTCCTGCTCGAGGCTGCCGACTACCTGCGTGATGAGGTGACTGCATGAAGTTGTACAACCCTTTCAAGCTTCACATCGTGCAGTTCGCAGACGGTAGCTATGCCGTGCGCCAAATGCGCCGCAGGGCAATCATTGACTTCCACTGGATCTACCTGACTGAAAATGCCAAAAGCTGGGAACGCTATGTGTACTCCTACTGCAAACACAAAACTTATGAGGACGCGTTCATGGCTCTGGCAAAGCGCTCATCGCTAGACGATGAGGATGCGCGGCAAGCCAAGCAATGGGCGCTTGGACGGAAAGTAACAAAGGTAATCGCATGAGCAAAATCGCAATCGTAGAGAACCAGATTCTCTCCCTCGAGGTCGCCTTCAATGACGTCCTGTCTGACAAGGCAATCAAGTTCAAGGCCGAGGCTGAGTTCGCTGTTCAGGTCTTGATGAACAACGACTACTCGCTGGGCATCGCGGTCAAGAACCCTGACTCAGTGCGCAACGCGGTGATGAACCTGGCCGCCATCGGCCTGAGCCTGAACCCGGCCAAGAAGCAGGCGTACCTGGTGCCGCGCAAGAACGCGATCTGCCTGGACATCAGCTACATGGGCCTGGTTGAACTGGCCATTGCCAGCGGCTCCGTGCGCATGGTCAAGGCTGAGCTCGTCAAGGCCACCGACACGTTTGAGATGAACGGCTTTGACCGTGAGCCAACTCACAAGTTCAACCCGTTTGCCAAAGACCGCGGCGAGATTGTCGGCGTGTACTGCGTGGCCAAGACCAATCACGGCGACTGGGTCACGGACACGATGACCATTGATGAGGTCTACGCGATCCGCGACCGCTCCGAGTCATACAAGGCCGGCAAGTCCACACCTTGGAAGACCGACCCCGGCGAGATGATCAAGAAAACCATCGTCAAGCGCGCCAGCAAGATGTGGCCGAAGACCGACCGTCTGGACGAGGCCATCCATCACCTGAACACCGACGGCGGCGAGGGTGTTGTGGAGATCGTCGGCGGCCGTGACACAGGCGTTGCAGCTTTTGACGTCGACCATTGGCTGGACGCTGTGCGCGCGGCCAACACAGACGAAGAGTTCATGACCCAGTACAAGGCAGCCGGCGCCGCGGCGCTCGCAGCCAAGGCTGGCCAGCAGCACGCCTACTTCAAGCAGCAGGCTGTGGACATCCGCACCCAATTGCACGCCCGTTTAAACCCAGAAGCCCAAGAGGAACAACAATGATCTTTATCGACTGCGAACAAGGCACGCCTGAGTGGCACCAGGCCCGCGCTGGCGTCATCACCGCCAGCACCTACTCCGACGCGCTGTCTGTGCTCAAGCGCAAGTCTGGCGACAAGGATGTCGGCGACTTCACCGATGCATCCGACACGCTGGCCATTAACACGGCCATGGAGCGCATTTCAGGCGAGCCCTATGGCGACACCTTCCAGACCTACGCAATGAAGCGTGGAAGCGAGCAGGAGGCCTTTGCGCGCATGCGTTACGAGGCCAACTACAGCACCATCGTGGACGAGTGCGGCATCGTGCTCACCGACGACCGCCTGTTCGGCTACTCCACCGATGGCTTCGTCGGGTTGGACGGAATGATCGAAGTGAAGACTCCAATCAACAGCCTGAAGATCATGAAGATGATCCAGTCTGGCAACGTCGAAGAGTACATCCACCAGATTCAAGGTGGCCTCTGGATCACCGGCCGCCAGTGGTGCGACTTCATCATGTACGTGCCGCCGCTCAAAAGCAAAGGCAACGACCTGTACGTCAAGCGCATCTTCCGTGACGAGGATTTCATTCACGAGCTCGAGACTGGTCTGCTGCGCTTCAACGAGCGCGTTGAGCACTACGTCAAGGTGCTGAGCACTCCGTACGTCTCTGTGCCTGTTGCCGCCCCCGTTGCCACTCAGGCGGAGGTCGCTGCTCCAGCGCCAGCGCTGTCCAAGAAAGCTTCGGTTTTTGCATGAAGCACTTGATCACAATCTGGGTCTTCACGGCTGCTCTCTATTTTGTGTGGAAGTCACTCTCGGCTGACGCAAAAAACTCGGCGAAGGAATTCGCCGGTCAACATGCCCCGTTCATTCTGGCGGGCATCTTTCTCGGCCTCGGCGCTCTCGTCGCGGTCTTCTATCTCGGCTCTACAAAACTCCTGTGAGGAACCTATGAAACGCATTATTTCCATCTTTGCGCTCGCGGCAATCTGCCTGCTGAACGCATGCTCTCAAATTGACACCGGCAACATCGGCGTTGAATCAACCCTTGGTCAGGTCAAGAAAGAGACCATGCCGCCAGGCGTGTACTTCACGCTGTTTAAGCGCGTGACCGAAGTGTCGGCCAAAGAGCTTCGCCTGTCCTTTGACGACATGAAGCCCCAGACCAGCGACAAGATCACGCTCGCTGACTTGGACGTGGACCTGTACATCCAAATCGACCCAGGCAAAGCCGCGGACATCATGACTCGCTGGCCTGGTGACGTGACCCACGTGAGTGGCGAAGACGGCAACCGCATCGGCATGAACTACGTGCAGCGCCAAGCTCGCGAAAACATCTACAACACGATCACCAAGTACGGCTCGGCCACGGTGCACACCGAGCGCACGGCCATCGCTGCGGACATCGTCAAGAACCTGCAAGCGGATCTCGATGAATCTGCCGGCAAAGGCTGGTTCTTCGTGCGCTCAGCCAACGTGCGCAACTTGGTGACCGACCCGGCGCTCGAGAAGGCAATCATGGAAGCAGCCAACCGCCAGTTCCAGATCAACGCCAAGCAGAAGGAAGTCGAGCTCGCACGCGCTGAAGCCGAGCGCCAACGCGTCGAAGCCCAGGGCCTTGCCGACGCTATCCGCATCAAAGCTCAAGCCGTATCCAGCCAAGGTGGCCAGCAGTTCGTCGACCTCGAGGCGATCAAAAAGTGGGACGGCAAGCTTCCGCAGACCATGTCCGGTAACGCTACCCCATTCATCCACGTCAAATAAAGTTTGGCCGAAAGGCCAACAGAAAGTTTCCCATGAAAGAAATTGTCCTCAAAACCGTCACGTTCCTCGTCCTGTTCTGCGTCATCACGCCGCTGCTTTTGCTGTGGCAGGGCTGGTCCATCAGCACCCTATGGAACTGGTTTGTGGCGCCGCTGGGCGCGCCTGAGATCGGCATTGTTACCGCGACAGGCCTTGCCTTGGTTGTTGGTGCGTTGCGCATGCGCAAGTCCAAGAACCGCGATGAAACAAACGCCGACCGCTACGAGGCTATTGCATCTCTCGTAATCGTTCCTCCGGCCGCCGTTTTCATGGGCTGGATCATCAAGACGTTCGCATAAGAAAGGACAGCCAATGACACTCGCAGTAATTGGCTTGGTCTCCGAGATCAAGCCCATCGAAGGCGCTGACCGTATTCAGCAAGCGTTTGTTGACTGCGGCGATGCCGGCGTCTGGTCCGGCGTTGTCGGCAAAGACATCGTCGTCGGCGACAAAACCATGGTCTTCCTACAAGACGCCATCCTGCCGCCAAGCGACCGCTGGGCATTCATGGAGAAGCACAAGTGGCGCGTGCGCATGGCTCGCTTCAAAGGCGCGCCCAGTGAGTGCGTGATCATTCCCGCGGGCAACACTGACCTTGAGCCTGGTGATGACCTCGCCGAGGCCTTGGGTGTCACCAAGTACGAGAAGAAGATCCCGGCGCAAATGGTTGGCCAAGCCAAAGGCAACTTCCCGGACTTCATTCCCAAGACCGACGAGCCAAACTTCCAGCGCCTGCGCGACCTAGACGAAGCGCTCGAGTATGTGGACCTGTACGCCGCGATCAAGTACGACGGCACCAGCTGCACCACCTGGAATGACAGCGACGGCAACTTGCACGTATGCAGCCGCAACTGGGAGCTTGATGAGTTCACACCCGAAGGCAAGTCAAATGTCTACTGGGAGATGGCTCGCAAGTACGGCATGGACCAGGTGCAAGAAGGCGTTGCGCTGCAATTCGAAATCATCGGCCCCGGCATTCAAGGTAACCCAGGCGGCCTGACCGAGAACGAGATCCGCGTCTTCACCGCATACAGCATTGAGAGGCGCGAGCGCCTACCCTTCGCTGCGTTGGTGGCTCTGTGCCAGAACCATAACTTGCCGATGGCAAAGGTGGTCAGCGCATTCCAAGGGCACCCAGGTGTCGACGCTCTGCGTACCCTCGCAGACAGCGTGCGCTACGGCAATGGCGCGCAGGCTGAAGGCGTCGTGATTCGCGATGTCGGCAATGGCGACATGAGCTTCAAAGTAATTTCACTCAACTATAAGGACTGACCCTATGAACGGAAAAATGGCCAAGCGCTTGCGCAAGATGGCAAAACTCGAGATGTCGAGCAACGCAACAACGGTTGACCGCGAGCTCGTATTGGCACGTGTGCACAACGGCGACCGCGTGATCAACGAGCCGATGTCGGTGCGTGCGATGTACTTGAAGCTCAAGTGGGCGCTCAAGGAATCGGTGCGCAATCCGCAAGCCCGAGTAATTTCGTCGGATATGTAACTTTTAGTTGGCGCACCAACTTTTTGTAGCATAATCACCGCATGGATACAAACGAGCAATTAGCGTTTTACACGCAAAAGATCAAAACCATGCTGACCCGCGTTCCACAGAAAGTGAACGCGGGCTCCTACGACGGCGCTGTCGCATACAAAAAGTGTGTGATGGCTGCCCGAAAAGCGATTGAGACCAGTCGCCCCAACCTGACCAAAGTGATCAGCGCCCATAACCAACTCAACAGCTATTACTAACCCACCGGGCAAGAAAGAAAGAAATGGCATCCGTAAACAAAGTAATCCTCGTCGGCAACTGTGGCCGCGATCCTGAAGTCCGTTATCTGCAAAGCGGTCAAGCCGTGGCCAACGTCAGCGTTGCGACCTCGATGCGCCGCAAGAACAAAGACACGGGCGAAATCGTCGAAGACACCCAATGGCACCGCGTCACCTTCTACGACCGCTTGGCTGAAATTGCCGGCGAGTACGTCAAGAAGGGCCGCCCGATCTACGTCGAAGGCCGCCTCAAGTACGGCGTCTACACAGACAAGACAACCGGCGTCGAGAAGCCTACCTGCGACATCATCGCAACCGAACTGCAATTGCTTGGTGGCCGTGAAGATGGACAACAAGGTGGCGGTCAACAAGGTGGCGGACAACGCGCTCAAGGCAACCAGCAACAACGCCCCGCACAAGGCGGCCAGCAACGCCAAGCTCCACAAGGGCAGCAGCGCCAAGCCCCGCAGAACAACGGCGGCGGCGGCGGACATGGGGGCGGATTCCAGGACATGGACGATGACATCCCGTTCATCTCCTGTGCTGCTGAGTTCGATATGGAGTCGCGCCTTGAGCGCCGAATCCGCCGAGGCCGCGTCTAAGACGTGCTTCAAGTGTCTGATCTGCAAACCCCTTAGCGAGTTTTACAAGCACAAGGCAATGGCAGACGGACACTTGAACAAGTGCAAAGAATGCACAAAGGAAGATGTTGGTGAGCACCGAGAAAAGAACATTACGCGAATACGCGAGTACGACAGGGCAAGGTCAAAAACCCCAGCACGTCTTGCGCAAAATCGCCGTGTTTCAAGCCAATGGCGTGCCAACAACCCAATCCGGCGTGCTGCGCAAATTGCTGTTGGGAATGCTGTCCGTGATGGGCGGCTCATTCCAACTGCATGCGTTGAGTGCGGAGCTAAAGCTGAAGCCCATCACCCGGACTACAGCAGGCCACTCGATGTGGTTTGGCTCTGCCCACCGCACCACAAGCAGGCTCATGCCTTGTTTGCCCGCCTAACCAAGGCACAACACTGAAAGAAAACCATGTCAGAAAAAATCATCCCCACCGTCGGCCGCATTGTCTGGTTCACACCCGCTGATCACGACGGCATTGGCCGCTTGAATGGCCAGCCACTGGCAGCGATTGTTGCCGGCGTGCACAGCGACAACTTGGTCAACCTGGCCGTCTTTGACGCCTACGGCAATACGCAGCAGCGCAGCAATGTGCGCTTGGTGCAGCCAGGCGAAGCAACCCCAGACGGCGCGCCGTACGCAGCTTGGATGCCCTACCAGGTCAAAGCCGCTGGCATTGAGTTGCCTGTGGTTGAGGCCCCTGCTCCCGCAAGCGACACGCCTGCAACAGAGGAAGTCGAAGCAACTGGCGACACCACTGCAGTGACCGATGCGGTCGGCGTTGTGGAAGGCGTAGCCGACGAAGCTGGTGCCCAGGTGCCAGCAGTGAAAGTCAAGTAAGTAAGTAAAGGTCTGCGCTGGGTTCGCTCAGCGCAGATTGCAACAGGATTCAAAAAATGAAAGCACGTTTAATTCGCAATGCCTTGGTCTACAAGGCATCGCTACCCAGTGTTGAGGCACTGACAAAACACCTCGAAGAGCGCCCGTTCACGGAGGCTCTGCCAGGCCAGCCCGGCTCAATCGGCTTCATCCCACGTGATGGCTACACGCTGATCGACACGTTCCATGGTGGCTTTGCCTTCACGGTGCGCATCGACGAGAAGATCGTCCCCGCGGGAGCCGTCCGCACAGAGCTCGAGAAGCGCTGCAAGGAAGCCTGTGATGCCATGGGTCTGCGCCGTGTTGGCAAGAGGCTCAAGGCCGAGATCAAGGACAACATCATCCTTGAGTTCCGCGCCAAGGCTTTGGTCCGCACGAATCACATTACGTGCTTCTACGACACCAAGAACGGCTACCTGGTTATCCCAACCACGAGCCGCACGACAGCTGGACACATCACCAGCTTGTTGGTGCACTGCGTCGGCAGCATCAAGACCGAGACCATCAACATCAGCGACGTGAAGAACGGCCTGACCACGCGCCTGACCGCCTGGATGGACGACGACACCGACGCCTTTGGTGAGTTCGCGCCGTGCGATGAAGTGGCTATGACCTGCGGCAACGAGAAGCTGACCGTGAAGATGGACCGCTTGGCCAACGCCGAAGACGCACTGCGCGAAGCCATCAAGCGCAACTTCACCATCAAGTCCATGCGCTTCATGGCAGGCACCGAGGTCAAGTTCGGCTTGACGTCTGACTTCGCCTTCAAGGGCGTCGACTTCCCCGTGTCCGACGCAGCGCAAGCCGACGACGACATGTGGCTGCACGAGGCATCTGTCCAGCTGCTGAGCTTCTCGGCGATTGTCAAAGACCTCTGCGACCTGCTTGGCTACAAAGAGCCAGAGCAAGAGAAGGAGGCCGCATGAGCATCGACATCGTCAAACAAATCGACGACCTAGTTGCGTCTAAGACCTTCAGTCTGGATGCGCTCGAGGGCATCAAGGCCATCAAGGACGAGCACCAGCGCGTCTTGCGTGACTTGCAGACCAAGACTGAGATGCTTGATCTCAAGCGAGAGCAGATCGTGGCTATGGGCGAAGATCTCAATCGCAAGCAAGCGCAAATCGAAGAGCTCCAGACCAAGGTTGAAGGCATGGCATTGCAGGCTTCGACCGGTGCCGCGGCGATCTGGGAAAAGAAGATCGCCGAGGCCAGCGCCGCCGCCTACAAGGACGCGCTGTACACCGTGTTTAAGCCAAGCGCCGTGCGCGAGACCATCCAGCGCAACCACACAGTCATGGTTCCGACCGGTAACGGCGGAGGCTATCCTCAAGCCGTGTCAAATCAAGACATCATCGTGCGGGAGGATGCATGACCAAGCCGCTACTCATTGGCCTGACTGGCCTCGCGGGTAGCGGCAAGGACACCGTTCGCGGTGTTCTTGAGCGTGACCACGACTTCAACGGCATCGCCTTTGCCGACCCCATCCGAGACATGCTCAGCGCTTTGTTCGCAAGCTGCGGCGTGAGTGATGAGTGGATGACTGAACGCGACCTTAAAGAGCGAGACATTCCTGCAATCGGCGCGAGCTACCGCAAGATGGCTCAGATGCTCGGCACTGAATGGGGGCGTCAGATTGACCCTAACTTCTGGCTCAAGATCACGGAGGCCAAGGTCAAGTACATCAACGAGATTGACTCTGGCGCGATTGTCATCAGTGATGTCCGCTTCCCAAATGAGGCGGAGTGGATTCAGTCTCAAGGCGGCATGATCTGGAAGATTATTCGCCCAGGTATTGAGTCCGTGCGCGAGCATGCGAGCGAGGCCTTGGTCAACCAGCTGCCATACGACTGGGTCATTGACAACCGAGGCTCAATTGAAGAACTGAGCCATGCGGCTGATGTGGCCCTAGACTTCTGCCTGACGAAGGCTGAGTGATGCTGACCACTCTTGGCATCGTCTCGTTCCTGTTCGTTGCGGGCTTCACGGCCCGTGCGTACAGCAACAACAGCGGCATTGGCCAGACACCTCGCGGAGCAATCATTGAGGCCTGGCTCAATATCGCCGTGGGCTTCTCCGTGAATTTTGTGGCCAACCTCTTCCTGCTCCCGCTGGTTGGGGCGAGCTTCACGGCCATGGAGAACTTCTGGCTGGGCTGGACTTACACGGCGATTTCGATTGTTCGCAGCTACGCGATTCGCCGCTGGTTTAATGGGCTACAATTTGTTGGCCACAAAACACAAAGTTAACATGACAATTCAATCAAACAAAACCAACTTCAAGCGCACGGCTGACTGGCTCGCAGCATGCGGCAAGACGCCCAGCGAGAAGAATCTTTCTGTGCAGTTCGGCTGCCACCTCGAGGAGCTATGCGAACAGCTGGACGAAATCATCATCGTGGGCTCAGTCTCTGACAACGACGCGCTTGAGCTCTGCTCTACCCGCCTCAAAGGCATCGCGCACCGTCTGAAGCAAGGCGCCACAGGCATCCGCATCAAGAACCGCGAGAAGTTCCTCGACGCCCTGTGCGACGGCGAAGTGACCGGCAACGGCGTGGCCTACCAGGCCGGGTTCGACAAAGACGAAGCCGACCGCCGCGTGCTGTTCTCCAATGACGCCAAGCTGGTTGACGGCAAGCCCGTGATCCTGCCAGGCGGCAAGATCGGCAAGCCAACCGGATGGGTCGCTCCATACCTGGGCGACTGCGTATGACGGCTCCGGCCGCTCTTCCTGGAAGCATGCAGAACACACGCCCTTTCAAGGTGTGCTCCAAGTGCAGCAAGCCATCGGAGCCATCCGGTGGCGTGCAGTTTTCATCAACCAAGTGGCGTTGTGCAGCCTGCTGGCGCTCGTTTCAATTCAAGAAGTAATGCTCGCTTTTCTCACCTTCATCTACCTTCTGTCGGCAGGCATCGTCGGCTATGCGCTCTACCGCCTCTTACGCAATGAACGATACGTCACAGCACAAGAGGCAGTGAAGTACCTGCTGATCGTCGCAACCCCCGTTCTGAACACGGTCATTGCTTGCGTGGCTTTCTGGGAAGCAATCGAAGACATCGTCATCTGGAGCCGCAATGACCAAGCGTGACCTGCCCATCAAGGAAGTGAAGTCCAGCAACGTGCACGGCTATCACTACGACCCTGCGAATCAGCAGCTGCACATCAAGTTCAAGACCGGCAAGACGTACTGCTACGGCGGCGTTCCTCAGACCGCCATCGACATCCTGCTGAAGGCTGACTCGTTCGGCTCACACGTGTCCCGCCACATCATCCCGCACTTCAAGGTGATCAAATGACGCCATACGAACATGCTGTCAAAGCCGGTGGCGAGCTCGCAGAAAGCGTCCAAGAGGTGATCGCCAACCTCAAGTCTGTGCGTGGTGAGATCTTCTCCAATGCGGTTGCGGCTGCGTTTGAGGCCCGCCAGCTGGCCGATGTGTTGGCTCGCATCGCGCACGAGAACAAGACCAATGAGTTCGTGGTCAGCTTGACCATGGCCGGCATTGAGCTCGGCGCCAGCATCGCATCAAAGACCATTTACACACTGACCGACGAGCAGGTTGAGGAGGTGATCAAGATTGCCGATCAGCTTCACGAGCGTCGTATGCGCCTGATGCGACAAGCTCAGAAGGGTGGCTAATGCTTGAGCGAATCATGACCACACCGACGAATCAACTTGCGAACCCGACTGCTGTCGGGCCTTTGCCTGACTTCTTGGACCCGTCAGTGCTAGGCGGGCTTGACCCGTTTGAGGACTGGTTGACTTGGCCTGGTGTAGACGTCCCGCCTATGCCTTTGCGCATGGGTATCGACGACCCGCGTCGCGACCGCCTATCTGTTGCTGTCACCGCGGCGACTGTCTACGCCTTGCGCACGGTCACCAACAACGGCGAGGTCATGGACTTCGATCCCGATGAGTTGGTCATGCGTGTGCAGGTCGGCATGTTCGGCTACTTCTCGCCTGACGGCCTCGGCTTCTCTGAGCGCGACAACCCAGAGGACTCTGGCCACTGCCTTGACATGCTCGGCGAGCCAGATCCCAACGCGGCTTGGCTGAGCCTGGCGCACGTGATCTGCACCGAGATGGGTATCCCAGAGGGTCACATCAATGACCGCATGCCAATCCTGCGCGACATCCTCGAAGGTCAGCGCAAGGGCACGAGCGACGTCGGGATAGTTGGAAAGACAGGTGACTGGTAATGAAAACAGCAATCTACATTGAAGACGGCGTGGTGCAGCTGGTGCTCACGCCCGAGGGTGAGTTTGAGAACAACGCCCTGTGCAGCTTTGAGAATCAGGCAACACGGACGCAGATCAAAGTTGGCCAGTTCTACAGCTGCAAAGGCGGATGGACGCGCCACCAAGACATGGAAATGACGGGGTACGGCAAAGACGACCGTGACCGCAGCTTGATCATCCGCATCGAAAAAACCAATGAAACTAATCCGACTTCCTGAAGTGCTCGAGCGCGTGTCACTCAAGAAGACCAAGGTCTACAGCTTGATCGCCGAGGATGAGTTCCCGCGGCCGGTCAAGCTTGGGGCTGCGAGTGCGTGGGTTGAGGCCGAGATTGACGAGTGGCTTGCCGAGCGTGCATGTGCTCGCACACCCAGTCCGACCAACGCTGCATGAGCTCGACGCGGTCATCCCAGAACTCGGTCCGGTCGTAGGCGCCGTCCAGGCCGCTCTCGTCGGTCTTATGCGACAACTGTTTCTCAATGTAGTCTTTGTCTAGTTTGAGGCGCTCTGCAATGACCGTTCTCGCCGTGGCGCGAAAGCCGTGGTGGCAGTGCAGACCCTTGTAGCCGAGCGAGTCCAGCGCCTCGCCCACGGCGCCCTCGCTGAGTGGCTGGTCGTAGCGCTTACCGGGGAAGAGCCAACCCTCGGTGCCCACAATGCCTTGGTGCTGCTTCAGGATCTCAACGACCTGCCGTGACAGCGGCACCCAGTGCTCGCGGTCCTTCTTCATCTTGTCTTTGGTCAGGCGCCAGACACCCTCCTCCAGATCAAACGCATCCCACTTGGCCGCGCGCAACTCCGTGGGCCGCTGAAAGAGGTGCGCTGACAGGATCATCAGGTTGCGCACGATGGGGCTTCCGTAGCCAGCAATCGCCTTGAACAGCACCGACACCTCTTTGTGCCTGGTGACCGCCGGGAAGTGCCCGCGCTCGGCCGCGATGAAGCTGCGCAGCTGGTTGGTCGGCACGGGCGAGTGCTCCACGGTACCGACCTCCATGCCGTACTCGTACATCTGCTTCATGTACATGCGCACTCGGCGCAGCATCACCGGAGCGTTGCGCGATTCGATGGTCCGCAGGATGTCCATGACCTCGTCGCGGGTCACCTCGGACGGATGCTTGGCGCCAATGGCGGGCAGCACATCCTTGATGAACGCCGCGGTGATGTTGCCGCGGTAGACCTCTGAGGTGCGCTTCTTCTTGAGCCAGTCTTCGAAGAGCGTGCGCACCGTGACCTTGCCAGCCTTGATGGCCGTCTTGACTGCGGCGCGGTCAGCGCGTCGCTTGGCCACCAGGTCGATGCCGCCGGCAGACTCGTTGCGTGCCGCCTTGGCCAGGTCGCGTGCGCGCTTGAGTGTGACGTGCGGATAGGCGCCCAGCGTGACCGGCTTGCGCTTACCGTCAACCCAAGTAAGCAGCTGCCAAGAGGCGCCGCCGTTCTCGCGCACAACCAGGTGCAGGTTGTTGCCGTCAGCGATTCGCACCCGCGTTTGCTTGGTCGCGGCGTCTGCGCAGGCCTTCTTGAACTTGGCCTCGAGGCCGGTCGCTGTGAGGAGCTCTTTTGCCATGGTTTTCTCTCTGAGAAACGCCACGGTATCACAGCACTTGCTGGTATCACGTGTGGTACCACACGGTGGTACGGATGCCCGCGGACAATGACGGAAGCCCGCGAACGGGCAATCGCTTCGAAATCAATCACTTACGGGGGCTTGCGGAATCCGGCGGACCTCTGCGGAGGCCACCTTGGCGGAGACGGAGGGATTCGCAGAGCGAGACGTGGCGCGGTTCTTCAGGGTGCTTCCGGTGTGGTATCACTGCCAGTATCACTGGCGATGCCCTGCTAGGAAGTGCGCCAGATTGCGACCAGTAGGCCGATGACGACGAGGGCAATGATCGGGTGCGCTCCCGCTGCGACCAGTAGGCCGAGCAGCACGAGGGGTCCAACAATCAAATGCACGCGCGCATCATAAGGGCTACGCACGTGCGAAAAAAAAGTGCCCCGCCACCGAAGTGACAGGGCAAAGGCTCTCTGCGAAAACTGCTTAGCGGTTCAGGTAGTCAAGCTCTTTGGTGACGCTGCCGCGGATCTCTTTTGGAGCCGTGGCGGCGATACGCTGCGCCTTGGACTGGTTCGCCTTCTGCACACGCTTGTCAATCTGCTTGGGGTCAATCTCAATCTTGCTTTGCGGGTTGTCCTTGTTCCACTGAGCAATCTGCTCCTTGGCCTTGGCAATCTTGTCTTGGTCGCGCTCAACGCGGCCAGCGGTCCACAGGTCGGCAATCTCAGTCTCGCGCAGCTTGTTCTGACCGATCAGATTCTGTTGAGTTGAGGTGGCCTCTTGGATTTTCTTGACCGATGCGGGCTGGAAGCCGATGGCCTTGACCACGCCTTCCCATGCGTCGACGTCAACAACCTTGCGGCCCTTCTCATCGCGGTACATGCCCATGGTCCACATGTCAGAAGCCTTGATCAGGTTCTGAGCGGCCTGTGGAGACACGGTCTTGGCTGCCTTGGCAATGTCACCTTGAGCGACTTGGCCGCCAGCGACCAGCCAGTTGGCGGCCATGCTGAATGCTGGGCCGCCGATCTCTGCGAGGTCGCGGGTGTAGCTGGACTTCTTGGTGAAGAAGCCAGTGCCGGGCACGAGGTTGCCCAAGCCCATACGGCCAGACAAGTCAATCGGCGAACCTGGGATGCTGGTGATACCACCCATCAGGAAGTCAGCGAAGCCGTCGCCCACGAAGCCAGACAAGAACTCTTTCTTGGCCTGCTTGCTGTCGAAGGACTTGTTGAACACGCGCTGAGCGATGCCGTCAATCACGTCGTCGAGGTCATCGGCGCCAGGCATGCCGCCCAAGCCAGACACTGCGAACAGCACCAGCAAGGCCATGCCAACGGCTTTCTTGCCCTCTGGGCCATTGCCCCACATGCGCTGCAAGAACTCAACGTAGGCGATTGAGTACTGCTTGAACGTGAAGAGCGTGGCACCCACGGCGCCGCGTGCCCACGCAGGCTTGTTGCCCTTGTTGTAGACGCCTTGCGTCTCACGGATCGCGTTCTCAGCAAAGGCAAACGGGTCGGCCATCTTCTGATCGCGGGCCACTTTGTAGGCTGCGATGAAGGTGACGCGGCGGTTGAACTGTTCGGCAGTACCGAATAGCTTGCCCCAGCCGAGAGAGATCTTGGCCAGCGTGTTGTTTGCCTTGGCCAGTGCGTCGCCAGACTTCGTGCCGTCGCCAGACTTCAAAGCACCCTTGCCTTGCGACTGGGCCATGAGCTGGTGCACCTCTTGTGGACTGACAACGCCATCGGCTTCAGCGCGCTTGAGCGCCTTTGCCAGCTCGTCGTCGTCCTTGATGCCCTTGCTCACCAGCTTCACAGCGTCGGCCATGCGTGCAGCTGCGCCGGTAGCGCCAACAAACTGGCTGAGGTACGGCATGGTCATCGTGAACGGCTGAGTCATGTTGACGAGAGCCGATGCGATTGAGCCGCCGATGAACTGAGCGAACATCAGGCCACGGATGGCTTGCGCCTCTTCCTGTGGGTTCTGGATGTAGTTCATCAGCTTGATGGCCATGTCTTTCAGGTCACCAGACTTGACTGCTGCGGCTGCCTTGCCGATCTCGCCTGCGTGCAGGTTGGTCGAAACTTGGCGAGCGTTGGAGTACACGAAGCCGGCGAGCACGCGACCTGCGTCTTCGCTGAAACCGTCGATACCCTTACGCTGAATCAGGCGCTTCATGGCCGAGCGGTTGGACTTGGCCAGCTTCAGGTACTGCTGGTATGCCTGCGACTTCTCGTCGACACCGTTCTCCTCGAGGCCCAAGGCTTCGCCGAACAGCGCCAGCGACTCAGGCGTCACGCCAGAGAACAGCTTGTAGCTCTCCTTGGACATCGTGCCCGTGGTGACTTCAGAGTCAGGGTATTGCTCACGCATCTCGCGAGCCATCTTGTTGGCTTCCGCCTGGCTCTCAAACATGCTGAAGTACTGCTGCTCGCCGTCCTTGCCGACTACGTACACAGTGAACTCGCCGTAGCGAGACAGGGGTGCGTAGCCGCGGGCCATGAGGCCGATGGCTTGACCGACCTTCTCGGAGATCACTTCCTTGGTGTTGGTCAGCACCTCGGCGCGTCCAGGCTGCTGCTCAATGAGCAGATCCAAGTGGGCGGAGATGATGCGCTCAGACTGCTTGACGGTCTTGGCGGCCATCACTTGGTCGCGGATCGCGTCGCCGTCTTCGCCCAAATAGCGAAGCATGTCCGACGCATTCAAGGTCGTGATTGACTGGTTCACCGCAGCACGGAACTCGCGGTACAGAGCGATCTGGCGGTCGTCGAGCTGGAAGTAGTCGCGCAACTCTTGGTTGCTGAACACAACGCCAGCTTTTTCGACGTCGTCCTCTGGCTGCAGGTCGCCGTTCTCATCGCGAGAGAAGCTCAATGTGCCTTGGAAAATCGGGTCACGCAGGGCTGCCACGTCCTCAGCAGACATTGGCGTCTTGGCGATGTCTTTCCAGGACTCGAGCTTCGGCAGGATGTTCGGCGCTAGGTCTGCCGCCTTGTTGGCGTAGACCGACACGTCGTCAATGAAGCGCTGAACAGCGTCGAACACGCGCTTGAACTCAGGGTGCTTCTCGGCCAGGTTGTACATGGTGCCGACAGACTTGTCCCACCAAGTTACCTTCTTGCTCGAGGTGATGAAGTCGCCGACTTGGTAGCCGCTGGCCAGCTTGATGCTGTTGATGTCTTCAAACCAAGGCTTGCGTGCACGGCTGAACAAAGGCACGCCGCCGGAGACCGTCTCGCGCATCTTGTCGGTGACATCAAAGCCCAGCTGCTCGAGCGGCGAATAGCCTTGCTCCAAAGCGTGCAGTTCTTTGGTGAGAGCAGCGCGCTCCTTACTCTCAAATGGCAGGTTGCGGATCTTGGCCGTCAATGCGATGCGCTCAATCTCTGCCGCGTTACCAGCGTCAACAGCGCCAGCCTTTTCGCCACCCAGCTTCGGCAATAGCTTGCTCAGGTTCTGAGGCAGGATCTGGTCGTAGAACTTGGTCATACCCTCGCCGCCGACCTTGAGGTCAAGGCCTGAGTAGACTTTGCCGCCATCAACACCAGCTTCAGTCACCTCAGCAATTGCCTTCTCAGCAAGCTCCTTGCCGATCATGTCAGAAAGCTTGTTGGCCGGTACTGAGGTGTCATGGCGTTGCATGCGCATGCCGATTGGCTGAACGCCCAACTGGTAAGTGCCGTCAGGGTTCAGGTTGACGCGGATGGCGTCAACTTGTTTTGCCATGTCATAGCGATCAGCAGACTGTTGACCGTTGACGAAGGCCACTTTGTCGTAGCCACCATCAACAGCCATCATCGCGATGCGCTTGAGTGCCAGATTGAGCCAACCTTCAGTCTTGGTGATGAACGGAGCTTTGGGGAGCCCTTTGAGGCGCTGCTGAGGAATCCACTGCTGGTACTCATTCGTGAGGTCGTCGATCTCTTCATCGGAGTCGGCGTTGTCCCATCGCTCGCTGAAGTCTTGCAAGTACTCGCGCTGCGACTCGGTCATTGAGTGTTCGTGCTTGCGCAGCAACTCATCGGCACTCATGTTTGGCATGTCGCCCATACTCTCAGCAAAGCCGCTCTTTAGGCCTTCCTGACCCCAGTCGGACTGCACCTCTTCCACGAACAGCACGCGGTTGCCGTCGGCATCTGTGCGGTCATTGACGCGGATGTGGGCGAGAATATTCGCCTCTGACCAGTGGCTTGACATGTAGGCTGGCGAAGAATCCTCATCGGCAATGCGGCGCTTAACATCAGCCTGCTGCTCAGGAGTGAGATTCGCATACTCCTTGTTGTACAGGACGCGCGCCGCCTGCGCAGGCGAAATGCCTGCAACGGTATTCTTGGTGGGCAGCGTGATCAACAACTCTCGGTAGTTCTCACCACCAGGTAGCACGTACTTGCCGTACTTGGTGTCGTCACCGTCCTCATCAAGCATGCCTTCAAGCTCGTCAAGGATTTCCTCGCGGTCCATCGGCTCGCCGTATGCCTCGGCTTCATAGCCACGAATGCGTGCGTATTCCTTGCGCAACTGCTCGTCACTCATCGCATCAAAGTTCTTGATGTCGCCCTTCATGACGTCTTGCACGTTCACACCACTCTCGGCGAGATAGGCCGCAACGTCGCCCTTGGCGAGCTTGGCCTTGCCTTGCAGGTCGAGGTAGTCCTTGATGCCGGACCATTCAACTTCGTCTTTCTTGACGCCGAGCTTGGCTGCGTTGGCTTCGATCCACTGCTTCCATGCTGGCGCAGACATCGTGGCCAGACGCTCAGGAACGCCTTCAATGGCGCGCTGCAGCTGGCTGTAGAACTCAGGACGTCGGAATCGGCTGAACTCAGGCGTGTTCGGGAACTTGCTCTCGGATTTCTCGTCGCGCTTGCGGCTCTTGCGGATGTCGGGATCTGTCGGATCAAAGCCGCCGTCATTGCCTGTTGCAGATTTGATCTGAGTAGGCTCAAAGGCGATGAAGTGCACGGTGTCTTCCGACATGCCCTTCATGCCGCCAGTGCGGTCGTAGGTCTGACCGTTGCGCACAACCTTCGGACCGAACTTCTCGCTGACTGTGGTGTCAATGATGCCGTCGAAGCCGATGTCACTGAGAGCGCGTCGGACAATCTCGTGGCTGGCGCTGTTGCCGTCGTCGTCAAACGCGTCAACAAAGTCTTGCTTGATGATGTTGGAGACGTCGCTGACCTTCATGTCACCGTCGATGCCCTGCTCAAAGATCTTGCCGATGGCAGTTTCAATGTCCTCGTCGCGGACGCCGTAGTCGGGTGCAATATCACGGATCGCTCCGGTGAACTCCACCAGCTTGCCGGTTGGCTCCTCGTAATCGTCAGTTTCTTCGTTGTATTCCTCGCTGTAGTCAAGGCGCGTCTCGTTGTTGCCGATGACAACAGGGTTGAGCATGCGCATGAACAGCTTCATTGTGTTCGGAGCACCTTCGGAATGACGCTTGCGTGCCGCATGATCGGCTGCAACGCCAACGTACTCTTCCTTAAGATCATCCAGCGTGTCTTCAGTAACCTTCTCTTTTGAGCCGGTGTCCTTAAGGTACTCAGAGATTAGCGTGGAGGCCAGTTCGTCATCAAACTCCATGGAGTCCGCAAGCCTTTCGGTCTCGCGCTCAATGCGCGCGGTCAAGTCTGGGCCGTTGACGTTGGCGTAGTTGGTGGCCACGTCTTCAGGCGTGTTGCTGGCGTAGAAGCCCGCACCCCAGTCGGACTCGACGTTTGCGCGTGAGCGCTTGAATTCGGTGATATCGGCATTGGTTGAGCCATGCAGAGCCTCAACAACAACCGGCTCGCCAGGCATGAAGTCATGCGGATCGCCCAGTTCAATCAACGGGGCGCCGCGAGACCAGCGCTCAAAATTCTCACCGAGGTTACGCTTGCGCGAAAACTTCATCACCTTGATCGGGATGACTTTCTTGCCAGATGCCAGCGCCTCTTGGTCTTGAATGACCACGGTGTCGCCGTCGCGGGCTGGGTTGTAGTCAACAAAGAAGCCTTTGTGCTTGACTGCGGCCTCTTCCGGCTTGGTCGTGCGGTCCTTGTTGGTCAGGCCGACAATCATGCCGATGCCGTCTTCGCGCTTGGGGTCAAGGAAGCGAGCGTCGTAGTTGTCGCCGTTCCAGACTTGGAACTTCTGGCCAGTTTTGCCGTCGATCACGAAGGCAGGCATCTCGTTCTTGTCGGTGAACGCCATGGCCACGTTGGAGCCGCGGTTGAGCTTGGTCACCATTGCGTCCCAGTTGGACTCTGGGTTGACGATGGTCTTGCCGTCGACGATCTGAGATGCGCCGGTCGAGCTATACGTCAGGTGGTGGTTCTCGGCGATGACCTTGTTGTTCAGCTTCGTGTAGTCGTAGAACATCACATCGGGGAAGGCCTTGATCAGGGCTTCAAACACCTTTGGCGGGAAGTCTGACGTCACGTTCAGGCGAACGGTGGCCTGATAGTCATCGCGCTTGGCATTGCGTGCGAAGCGGTCGATCTCGGCGAACAGGACGGTGGCGAAGTCTTCTGGCGACTGCACCATTGCCTCGGTCTTGAGGTACTGCGACATGCGCGGGCCGGACTTGAACTGCCCCTCGCCGCCGTACAGCAGATTCTGACCAGAGGTCTCGCCGAGGCACAGAGACTGGCAGATCGCGCTTTGTGGGCACGTGGTGAGCTTTTGCTCATCGTTGATCTTCTGAGCCGATGCCAAACCCAGACCCATGGACATCACATCCTTGCCGTCATAGTCAAGGCCGTAGCCGCCGACGTTGGTCTTCTCGAGCTTGCCGTTGACGCTGAGTAGCGTGCCGACGTTGTGCTTGGCCTTGAGTGCCAGACGCGCCTCTTTGACGCGTGCGCGGCGACCGGCGAAGTTGAGGCCAGCCATCTCCTCAATGGCGTCTGTGATGCCACTGGTGATGTCGTTGATCGTGGTCTTCTCGGACAAGCCCTTGTCGCGTGGTGCGTTCTGTGTGAACAGCTTGACCTGCGACATCTTCTTGCGGAACTCGGAGCCTTCCGTGATCTGCACAAAGAAGTCTTTGCGGCCGTCTTCGTGCTCAGTGTCGATCTGCAACAGGTCAGGATTGATCTGCAGCAGCACGTTCGCGCCGTCGATCTTCTGCTCAATGTTGCCGCGCTTGGCCATGACGTTCGCCACGCCAGACTCGTTGGTCAGGTAGACGCGCTCGCCAGTGCCCTTGAGGCTGCGCTCGCGCACAATGCGGCGCGCATCGGCGTTCGTGGTTGGGTAGTACAGCGTGACCGTGCCGTTGGCGTTGACTGGGATGCCGAGGACCGGGTGATTGCCGTACTTGCCTTCGCGCTTGATCGACTTCTGGATGCTGACAGGGACGGCCTGTGCACCAGAAGACACGTACGGCAGGATGCCGTTCTCTTTGGCAAACTCATTGGCCTGCTTGATCTGGTCGCGCTTGCGGCTGAAGCGCATGTCCGCAGTGCCAGTGCCAAACTCACCTGTGTTCTGGGTGGCCGACTTGATCTGTGACGGGTCAAGTGCGACGAACACGTCAGACGCTTCGTCGATGTAGTTGGTGTAGGCGCCGGAGCCGGAGTCGACGACGTTGCGGATGATCGCGCCGTCATTGTCATCAGAGCGTGCTTCACGCACGACGCTGTCGGTTGTCTCGTAGTGCTCATCAGCTGGCTGAACTTCCCCGTCTTCCACGGTCTTCGCGAACTCGTTCGCATCATCAAACATGTCGAAGTACGCCTTGCCATTCTGGTCGCGCTGCAGCTCGCCATCCTGATTCATTACCTGGTAGCGGCCTGGGCGCTCTCCGTTCCAGTGAGCACCCTCAAAGTCACTCTCAAGAGGGTTTCGGATGTTGACGAAGTTGGCGTAGTAGCCTGGCTGATCCCCACCCTCAATGGCTTCTGGCTCCATGTCGGCGTACTGGATCTCACCGCCGCGGCGGCTCACGTATGACTTGGCCATCTCCAGATTCGGAGTCGTGAAGATGCCGAGGTCGCCACGCTTGGTGCCACCTGGAGTCTTGAACTCCGAGAAGCCGCCTTTGCTCGAGCCGTGATAGACAACCATCGGCTCGCCGTTGTTGTCGACCACCTTTGATACTGCGCCCTTGTCGTCGTTCCATACGCCGCCTGGCAGCTTGGCGAACTTCTCCCAGTCGCCAAACCACTTCTTAAACGCGGGCGTGCGCACTTGCACCCACTGGCGCTCACTGAGATTGGAGTCGGAGCCGTTCGGCGCTTTGAGCCATTCGGCGGTGTCTTTGTACTTGGCGACCACGGCGTCGTACTGAGCCTGTGGGTCTCCAGCTCGGGCCAATGACTTCTTGACGCCCTGCTCTTCGCGCAGGATCTGAGCCTGCAAGGCTGGGCGAGTCAGGCTGCTGTCTTTGAGGTACTGTGTGATGCCTTCTTTGTAGGCAGCGCGCACGGCACGCACGTCTTTCACCAAGCTGGCGGCGTTGAAGCCCGGTTGCTTGATGTCGTTGATCAGCTGCTCAACTAGGTTGTTGAGGTATGCGACCAGCTTGGCGATGATGCCCTTGGCGTCTTTGCCGTGGTCGGCTTCGATCTGTGCAAATACGTCGCGCCAGAAAGCGCCGTCGGACAGGAAGTCGCCGCCCAAGTCGGACACGATTTCCTCAAGCGCTTGGCTCTTCTTGTAACCAACCTCGACCATCTGGTCGTAGGCGGCCTGACTGATATTGGCCTTGACCACTTTGGCGATGGACTTCCACGCTTGCGGATTCTCGCGCTTGATCTGGTGGAACAGTTCGTGACCAAAGATTGCCAGCGGGTTTATGCTTGTTGATTCGTTGATGTAGATCGTGCCAGGATCATCTGGACGCACAAACCCATCGCCGCCGTCGCCGCTGAAGATCTGAATCTGCTTGCCTAGCGCGGAGGCCAGGCGCTCCAGCAGGCTTGCATCGCTCTGGGTCAGTTGGCGCTCATTGCCGCCGCGTGCAATTGAGGAAGACTCGTTAGGCAGATCGCTCTTGGCGACTTTTTGCAGCTCAACATTCTTGTCGCCGTCCTTGATAGTGAACGACTCGCCCTTCTTGGCGGCAGGCTTCTTGGCTTTCTTGGCCTTCTTCTGCTGGTCAGCAGCGTACTTCTCGGCCTTGGTATAGCCAGGCGTGCCCTTGACTGCTATGCCAAACGTGCCGTCCTCATTGGGGTATGGCAGCGCAGACAGATCAGAGCCGTTGCGGCGCTGAGCCACGATGTAGGATTTGGCTTCGGCGTAAGTTGAAAAACTGGTTGGCGGTGCGTCATTGGCTGCGTCTGGTTTTTCCTCCAGATCCACTGCTTTTTCAGGGGCGGCTGCGGCTTTTTCTGCGACTTTGGCGGCAGGCTTATCTTGAGTGTCGGCGACAGGCTTCTTGGCTGCGGGCGACTTGACCCATGACTTGAACTCGTCGACGCCCATCTCGGTGATGGCACCCAGGCCTGTCCAGCCCTTCTCGTAGTTGGCCAGATAGCCTTCGCGGGCGGCCTCTTCCGAGGTGAAGCCCATCATGACTTTGTGCTCGTCGAATGAGCCGTCTTGCTTCAGCTGGTCAATGACGAAAATCTTGTTGGTGTCGGGGCGTGGGCCGATGAAGACGTCAACCTTGTCGCCATCTGCGCCGCTAGTGCGCTCAATGTCACCGTAGTGGTGAACCATCGTCGACTCCCACACGACGCCATCTGGAGACGTGCCTGTGCGGGTTGATCCCTCTGGGTTCTCAATCTTGATCTTGACGCCATTGAGGTCAAGGATGTCGCCCTTCTTGTATCGGTCGGCGGCCGTGGCGCGCGGACCTGGGATCTTGAGGTCGTTCTTGGGGCTTGTTGCGGCGGTGTGCGCCTTTGCGTCGACGTGATCTTTGATCGCTTTGCGAGCCAGCTGCGAGTCGGCCATGCCGGTCAGCTTGAAGCGCTGGCCGGTCTTGCTGTTGATCAGGAGGAACTCGGAGCCGTTGCGCTCAACGGACTCAAAGCCCATCTCTACGAGCTGCTTGATCTCAGCTGCGCGCTTACGGATGAACGCAGGCGTCTTGCCTTCTGGGATCTTCACGCTTGGCGCATCAACGTCCGTCAGGAAGTCGGATTCCTGAATAGCGCCTGTTGCCGGGTTAACAAATTGTTGGCCTACAGGCGCGGCTTTGTTCTCGGGGGTCTGGGTGAGGCTGGCCGCTGGGGTTGCGAGCGCAGGCGTGGTCTGGCCACTGGCCTGGCCTTGTGGCGCTTGGTAGCGACCGACGATGCCCTTGGCTTCAGCTGCCGCTTCTTGGCGCGTGCGCATGGGCAACTGCTTGTTGCCTGCGTCGCCCAGCAAGCGAGAGATGTTCTCGCGATCCGCATCGGAGATGAGGCGGCTGATCTGGTCATCGCGCAAGGCGGCAACCACGGCGTCAACGGAAGGCGCCTCGTTGTTCACGGCCGGAGCGACAGAGCGCTCCATGGCTGCCGGCGTCTCGATGTTGTCCATCGGCTCGGCTGGGCGCTTGTTCTGCTTGGCCCATGCGAGGAGCTCTTCAACAGCAGACAGGGCTTCTTGACGTACCTCAAGCGGTGCATTCAGGCTGCGTGCGGCATTCAAGTCATCAAAGACTTGGGCTGCGTTCACGCCGTCTTCGCGCAGGGTGTCCAGCAAGCCTGAGCCGCGGAACTCTGATTCGATCTGGCGAACGCGCTCGCCCATTGCATCCGTGGCAGGCAGTTGCTTCTGCTCAGCAGCGGGCGCAGCTGGGGCTGCGGTCAGTGTGGGGGCGATGCCGGTGTTGTCAGGGGTGGTGGCAGCGGCGGCAGCTTGAGCGATGACGCCAGCGTTGCCAGCGACCGCAGCTTTGGACAGTGGGCTGTTGCCCTCTTTGGCCTTGTCGATGACGGGCTGCAAAGCGGGCGGAGCCTTGGGTGCTGCGGGCATACCGCGATCCAGCGCACCAAAGGCAGCGCCACCAGGTGCGGATGCGAGTGCTTCACCAGCGGCTTGGCCAGCGACACCTTGGAATGTGGGAACGTCAAAGCCTTCGTTTTGAAGTGCGACGTTGCTTGTGTAGCGCTCTTGGCCGCCTTGGAATCCCTCGACAGGAGCTTCCTTGACGACGCCCATGGCTGCACGACCAGCGATGCCGCGAGTCGTTTCTTGACCAGCCTTCTTGCCAGCCAAACGGGCGGCAGCGGATTCAACGCCAGATGTGCCAGCGACTGCGCCGATCAAAGCGGAGGCCGCAATGTTGCCGCCGTTCTGGCCGTCATAGGCTTGGGCACCGGCTGCCACCTTGGCTGCGACATCAGGGCTCTCGCCTTGGTCGATCAGCTTCTGCATGACAGCTTCGTAGATGGAGCCCTTGGCAGCGCCTGCGCCTTGAGCAGCGCCCATGGCGCCCTGCATGATTAGACGTGCAGCACCAGCTTGGCCAAGGCCAGGGATGACGCCCATTAGGATCGTAGGCGCACTTGTGCCCAACGCATTCAGCGTGGTCTCAACGGGGGCTTCAGCGAAAGCGCCAGCGTTGGCGACGATTTCGTTCCAAGTGCTGCCAGAGGCTTCGGCGTCTTTGATTGCAAACGAACGCTCAGTGCGTTGGTCTTTGCGGTATTGGGATTGAGAGTCGGTCAGTGTCTTGGCGACAGCGTCTGCACCGCGTGCAACCGGGTTGTCGGCACCGAAGGCGCCAGCCAGCATGCCAACGCCTTGCACCACACCAGCGCCAGCGCCGAGTGCGACGTCAGCCACGGCTTCACCCGTGGTGCGGTCTTTGACCAAAGGGCGCGCGTTGGAGTAGCTGCCAACTTCTTGTTGCTGCGTGCGACCGGCGCGACCCATGATTGCAGGCACGTAGGCTTGCGTTTCAGCTGGCAGGTAGCGCAGCCAAGCGCTAGGGTTGCCCGCTTTCTCGGCGCGAGCAATGGCGGAATCGACCGCACCAGGCCCAGCGTTGTAGGCGGCCAGCGCCTTTGCAGGATCTTCGTACGTCTCGTACTGCTTCTTTAGGTACGCCTTGCCAAGGAGTGAGTTGTACTCACCGTCGGTGCGGTACTTGGTGTCATCAAACTCAACGCCGGCCAGTTTTGCTGCTTCTGGCGCTGTGCCAGGCATAACCTGCCACTTGCCGATTGCACCCTTTTTGCTTGTGACAGGCGTGCCGTCTGGGCGCAGCTGCTTCCCACCAGACTCGCGATTCTCGAGGGCGGACCCAATGGTTGAAACAAAGGAGTCCGCATCAGTTGCTGCAGGCGCAGCATCAGGAGCGAGATTCAGGAGTAGTGAAAAGTCTTGTTGAGCCATGTGTCGATTATCTCTTATTGCCGGACGTCTTTAGCGAATAGTTCGTTCGATGCGCTGCAATTCGGCAGCGTCGGCGGTTGGCAGCTGGAAGCGTGAATCTTGGTACTTCTGCGCAAGCTCGAGCGCGCCCAAAGTCTTCTTGTCAGCTTGGAACTGCCTGCCCAGAGCTTGCGATGCGGCCAGCTTTTGCTGGTCCTTCGCTTCAGCGTCAGCGCGCAACTGCGCTTGACGCGCCTGGCTGCGACCCGCCGGAGAAGTGGGGTCAACGACGTTGCCACCCAAGCCGCCAACGGCTGGAACTTTCTTTGCGCCTGCGGGCTCTGGAGGAGCCACGTAGCGACCAATCAGTTCAAGCTGACGAGTCAGTGCGGTCGTGTCTTTGCCAGCCTCTTGTGCGGCGGCGAGATAGGCTCGGCGCTGCTCAGGGTTGGATGCCACGGCAATCAACTGCTGACGTGCAGTGCCTTGTTGCTCTTGGGGCAATGCGCCGATCATGGAGTCAACCAGGTCGGTCGCAACGCCGGTCATGCCGGACTTGCCGACGACCTTCTCCATCTCTTCGGGAGTTGCGCTGCCTGGGGCTAGATTGAATTGGCGACCGCCTTCAAAATCTGGATTGCGATAGACCTTGCCGATCAGGCCGGTTTTCTTGTCCAGTTGCATAGTGACCTTTGTGGGGTCGGCTGCAGCATCGGCGGCGATTGCCGCGGCAGTGCGTGGCGACATGCCTGGGTTGGCTTGGTACAGCGGATCAAGCAGGCTCACGGCGCGAGCTTGGCGCGCAGCGCCTTCGGGTGAACCGTCGGACTTACCAAGGAACTCGGTCAGCAACTTGGTTGCGCCACCGATGTCGTTGCCATCACCCTTGCCTGCTTTGCCTGCACCAGCACCAGAGCCAGCGCCGCCACCGCCTGAGCCAGCGCGCACGTAGCGTGGTTGACCGTCAGCCCCTTCGCCGTCGTAGACGAAGCCAGGAGGCACTGGGCCTTCCTTGAACGTCGAGGTGGCAGTGTCGTACACGCTGTTGCCCACGCGCATGTAGCGCTTGCTTGGGTCCATGGCGTTTTCTTGCGCCTTGATGCGTGCCTCTTGAATCTTGGCGTACATCTCGGGCGAGTAGTAGGCCTGAAGCGATTCAGCCAGTTGCGTCTTGCTGCCAAATACGCGCTCGACTTCCTTCTGGGTGTCCTTGTTGAACATCTTGACGGTGACCGTACCGTTGTCGTTCTCGGTAACGCCTTTGATGCCGCCGCCGAATGGGTCGTTGTGGAAGATCTCGCCAGCACGCTTGGCCATATCAGCCAAGGTGACGTTGGCGCCTGAGCTCGAGGCGATTAGCTCCTGAGCCTGGCGGCCCGAGCGCTGGAAGCCGTACTTGTCGGCCTTCTCGTTGAGCTCGGCGGCCTTGGCGACATCGCCCTGCGCCTGATACGCCTTGGCGTAATCGCGGAAGATGGCGTCTTGTGTGCGCTCGCGAGTGGTCGTGATCGTCTTGGGCTGAGCGGGCGCAGCCGGCATGTCATTGCCGTCGTCATCCTTAAGAACCGGGTTCTCGATGTAGCTCGGGTTCTCCGTTTCCACCGTCTCGGTGGACGCTACGCCTTGTAGATCTTTGCGAAGCTTGTCTTCGCGACCTTGCTCTTGTAGCGTGCGCTCGCGCTGAGTCTTCTGAAACTCGGCGGTGTCTTGTTGGTTCTGCAGTTGAACACCCTGCTGATAGCCTTGCATAAAGCCACCAGCGGCGGAGCCCATGCCCCCCAAAAATCCTAGTCCTGCCATATCTAATCCTTAAAAATCGAGGTTCTCGTAGCCGCCAGCATTTGCTGGTGGGCTGGAAAACGTATTCTTAAACCAGTCGCCAATGCCTGTCGCGGCCTTGCCAATCGACTCTTGAGCGTTCTTGTTTCCGAGCAAGCCGCCCGTGAATGCGCCGAGGCCGGATGCTTGGTTGTTGAAAGCGTTTGCCGACGTTTGGTAGGCGCTCGCCAGGCCGGAGCCAATGCCGGTCGTGTTGGCGATGTTTGTCTGATAGGCGCTGTTCATGAAGTTCGCGCCAGTGATAGCCGAGTTCAGACCCGCGGTGCCTGCTCCGCTTGCGACGCCGGCAGACTGGTTGCCGACCGCACTGAAGGTGGCTGCCGTGTTGGCCATGTTGCGGCCGAAGTTCGCAGCGCCAGCGCGCAAGGCGAGGCCTTTGTCCATGGTGTCGAATGCTGCGCCGGTCGATGCGCCAGCTGTGCCCAGCGCTTGTGCGCGCTCGGATGCGCCTGCGGGACCAGACAGAGCCGTGGAGCCAAGGCCGTAGCGACCAGCAAGTCGAGCGCTTTGGCCGCGGGCATTGGAGAACTGCTGATTGACGTTGGCAGCTGCGATGCCCGAGCGTCGATCTACGTTCTCTTGCGAGTCGTAGTTCTTTGCCTCTTCCACCATCTGCTTTTCGATGGGCTGGAAGGTGTTCTCGTAGTACTTCTTCTGGTCGGTCGCGAACTGTCGCTGCTGCTGAGACGCGGCAAGAGACTCTTCGCCAATGCGGCTTTGAAGCTCCTGAGCTCGCTGCTGCGCAGGTCGAACGTCGTTCTCGTACGTAGTCTTGTCGAATTCAAACTTCTCGCGGTTGAGCTTATTGGCCTCATTGGCCGCGCGCTCTGATGCGGTCGTCGCGTTATTTTGGGCGTCAGCGGCGTTACCTGACGCCTCCATCGCTCCGTATGCAGTTACAGCTGCCGCTGCTACACCCCAAGGCATTATTCGTTCTCCTCGACCAGCGTGTGGTCAATCTTTTCTGGATCTGTTTCGTCGGATGCGTGAACGCAGAACCAGACGATGTCTGTCAGGGCTACAACTTTGTGTTGCACGCCCTTCTCGATGGTCAGCACGGCTGGGCCGCGGTAGACCATTGACTCACCGTCGGCAGTCACGCGGGCCATGCCCGACGCAAGAATCGACTTGTGAGTGAATGTGTGTTTGTGGTTGTGAAGCTCGACGCCAACAGGGACATCGACGCGCTTCATGTAGACGCCGTCCGACTCGGGCATGTGGTGATGCACCTTGATGCCGGTCTCGTCGAAGCCCTTGTTGAATTCGTTCACCACGCTGGGCCTTTCGAGTGTTTGATGCAGACGATCATCGAGATGCGCTCGTCGTCGCTGTCGTTGATGACCCAGTGCGGCACGTCATTGCGAAACCAGAAGACATCGCCGTCACGGCCAGGGATCTCGCCGTCCGGAAACCCGAAGAGAGACTTGGCTGGTGCCTTCACGGCCACGTAGTACTTGTCGTAGTAGCCCGCATGCCAACCATGGTCGACGTGGGACTCAATACGGCCACCAGGCGGCAGCTTCGTGATCAACACGCCACCCAGGCGCTCACCTTGCACACGAGCCATCAGGTCGAATACAAGCGGGCGAACTTCAGGGATGCATGCGGACTCGGGATACCAGACGGCATCATGCGAATCATTGAATCGCGACCAGTCTCCAGATTGCTCATGAGGTCGGCAATCGTTGTAGCGAACCCAGATGTCTGTCATGCCAGTGTGAGGCGAGCCGGGTGCATACTGACGCTGGCCTCGGCGGCCAAACAATTCAGGCTGGCGCTGCAAAGCTAGCTGCAGTGGCAGCACGTCAACGCGTTCAGCAATCTTCAGAAAATTCTGCATGGGCACCCGGTCGGATTTGGTGCCCGATTTTACCAGAAAGTCAACATTTTGTTGACAACTATTTGTTGGTCTGCTATACGCGTGTGCGAGCCGAATGGCTTTTCATTGATGAATCAACGAAAGCTTGTTACGGCTTTGCTGGCCAAGCAATGTTGTGTGGGTCAGTTTGGTTGGTGACATCGCGCAAGGCCTGGCGATATTCCTGCCAATCTGCCGGTACCGGCGTGCCTTGGTCCATTGCCTTGGTGACAACCCAATCTGACTCGGCAAGCAATTCCGAGCGGCGCTTGCGCACACGGGTCCATGCGATCTCGGCGATTTCATCGGGCGTCAGCTGGATGGTCATGAATCCAGAGGACTGGCGCTCGGGTGGCTTTTCTGTAAGCAGGCCCGTGTAGCGAACCGCCTCGGCATCCGTCAGCGCAAGCGTTGTCGCAAGGTACCCATCGGCATCGACCGTGTAGTACTCCCTGCGAATTTCTGGTGGCGGAAGCTCGCGCTCCCTCACTACGTTACTTTGTTCATTGACCATGTGACAGAGTCCAGTCGAAGTTGATAGATTGAGGCTTGCACGTTGCGCGGGCCATGCACGCGAACACGAATGTAGAGGCGGCCGCCAGGCACCGCTCCAGATGCGCCTGTGGAGTAGAAGTCGATATCTGAGATAACGCTTGCCTCAATAGGCCAATCGCAATGCTTTGCGCTGCCAGGACCGCCTCCGCCGTACCATGCCCGGCCCGTAGCAGCGATCACTTTGGCTGTGAAGACGGGACGGCTGGTTGACGTGATCGCGTCGTAGTCGTTGAACCCGGTGTCGATGTAGAACTCGCCAACAGCTGCCGTAAAACCGTTAGCACTCTCACCAACGGTGGGGTTCCAAAAGCTCCCATCCGACGTCGCGTAAATCTGGTTTGCAAGGCTGTAGGTGCCGCCGGCAATTCGGGTGGTGCGCGTGAGCGTCAGTTCACCGATGTACAGGTTTCCGTTGACGATAGAAAAGCTGGGGGCGTATATCTGACCGCCGCTCGTGATCTGGATGTACTTGCCGCCGTAGTAATCACCCATCAGCAGGCCGCTGGAGCCTAGATGAAAGCCGGTCTTTCCGGATGGCCATGGCCACGAGTACGAGCTGTTGTAATCGCCCGCATAGACCGTCAGGTTCTGGCCGTTAATTTGAGAGGCGGTCAGTAGCCCTGTAATCTGTGCGGTTCCGATTGTCGCGTTGGAAATTGATGCGGTGTTGATGCGCGCCGCGTCAATAAAGCCTGACGCGATCTGCGCTGCTGTAATGTTTGCGTTGGCAATGGAGGCTGTGTTGATACGCGCCGCGCCGATATAGCCACTGGTGATTACGGCCGCGTCAATGTTGGCGATCTTTGCGTCAATCGTACCGGTTTGAATTCGATCTGCACTCAGGAAGCCGGTATTGATTTTGGCTGCATCGAGCGTCGCGATCTTGGCGTTGTCGACGGCCAGGTTGGCAATCTTGGCATTGGTGATCGTGGCGTCGGCGATGAATGCCGACTTGATGTATGTGCCCGCCGCGATGGTGACACCGTTAATGACGGTGGGCGCATCTAGCTGAAAGAACGGGGCTAGGCTGGTTGAGCCGTAGGCGTCAGACAGCACGCCAATGACGTAAGCCGGATCATCGCCGGCAGTGCCCGCGGCGCCGCTCGTGGCGTTGTATGACCCCTTGATATCAGCCTGGCTAACGAAGCGAATCCAGTAGTACTTAGTCGAGCTCGTGCCCAGCTGGTCCACATAGAAGCGCGTGTCTGACGTGCCCAGCAAGACGGCATTACCAATCACGTTGTCGCTTGATCGCCAGATCTCGGCGTAGGCAAAGTTTCGCTGCGCAGGCAGATCCCACTGCAGCTGCACCGCGGAGAAAAGGCTCGTCACCGTGAAGTTGACAGGCTTGTCTGGTGGGGTCAGGTCAGCAATCGGGTCGTAGCCGTCTGGATTGGCCCACGTTGGGATGACGGGCGTAAGGCCTGAGCTTGTTGTCCAGTTCGGACGCGCAGAGACCGCGCCAGCTTCGACCAGGTCGCGGTAGGTGACGTTCTGGTCAAGCTGGTCACCTATGACGCCCTCTCGCACATCCAGAATGCCCTTGACGGCCTTAGCCACCTCAAGCAGGTTCTCTGCGCGCGGCAGAGGAATCGCGGGTACTTTGGTCTTACTCATGGCAGCACCTTCAGTTCATCCATGCTGGACGCCAAGCGCACGCGCTCGACTTCGTTGCTGGTGTACAGGTCAATCACCCAGTCGCGAGCCTTGAAGCCATTGCTCAGGCGAAACGGTTGGTCATCCTCGACGGTGATCTGATCTGTCTGCTCGCCGTCGGCATAGACGGTCAGAACAACCGGATAGCCCTTCGAATTGACTGCTGCCCAGCCAATGTTCAGCGGAACGCCCATGCGGAAAGTTTTGCTGGTCCACTTCGCATTGAGCGGGCTGCCTTGGTTGTAGCGCACGATGTTCGTGCCCTGCGCCAGGTACAGCGTGTCGGTGCGGTTGTCGGCATAGGCGGCCGTGATTGCCGTGGTGGCATTCAGATCGCTCACGGTCCAGAACGGACCTGAGCCGCTGAAGTCCAGGATCAGGACGCCGCGGGCGCCGTCGGTCTTCGTGAACAGGGCGATGTAGCGACCCTCTTGCACGTAGGCCTTGAACGAGCTCGGATTCAGATCCTGCCATTGCTTGCGCGTGGCGTGCTTGGAGGTGATGACGCTCATGCCGCCCGCGCCAATGCTCACCAAACCATCAGGAGAGGCGTACAGCACGCCGTCGCCGGTATCGACGATGGAAGTCTTGGACACGCACGATTGAGGCAGCTGCATGCGTCCTGGTGTCATGGCTTGCGGGTCAACGCCAGCGAGGGCGACGGGGTATGAATTGGTCAGCGCCACAACCATCTGGCCAAAGACACCAAGGCCCACGATGTTGAATTCGATGGGGTACTTGTGTGGCCAGGCGTGAGGCAGGTTTGGCTCGGAGAAGTAGACCGTGTTACCCACGAAGCCGACGCATGCGCCGCTGTCCATCATCTTGAGACCCTTGAGGCCGTCAGGAGGGGCTGTCCACGTCTCGCTTGGCAAGATCTCGCCGAGGTTGGCTTGAGGGATGTTGTCGGTGTAGCTCGTATTGGCCACGGGGATCTCAGCCACGAACTGGAATTGAGCGGAACTACCGACAGTCGAAGACCGATAGATTCTCTTGAGGGTGATGTTGTACGCGCCAGCTGGTGCGACAGACATACCAGCAACAGTCACCGAGGCGGCCGGGTTGATCACCGCAGGCGTCGAGGTTGCAGAAGGCGGCCCCTCTTCGCCGTAGGCGCTGACGTATGTATAGACGTAGGTGCGCGTCTCGCCATTGGCTGCGATGCTAGGTGCACTGCCGCTCATGGTCGGCGTGGCGGCCGGCACGGGGATGCCGAGGTCATAGCTGGCACCTGGGTAGCTCGAGCCACTCAGGAACACAGAGCTCGGCGCGTACTTTGGCTTGACGCCATCAGCCCAATAGGCGCGTGCCCATTGGTCGTTGGGCAATGGTGAGTTGATGACGTCGGTGTCGTCGGCGAACTCGAGCCAGTAATTGGTCTCGGTGTCGGACGTGCCAAATCGCCAGATTGTCTTTGGCGCCGTCTTGGTCAGCGCCTTGAGCGTGGTCGTACCCAAAAGTGGTGCGAGCGTACCCGAACCGAGGTAGACGTTGCGGGCCAACACCGCCTTGTTGGCGGCCAGCAGTATCGGATCGACAACGGGCTGCATCCCGTCGAAGCTGTTGATGTCAATTGATGCCATGGGTTTCTTTCAGAGAATGCGGGCTGGGACGGATGCGTCGAGCTCATCCTCGTTGCGGTAGTAGAACTTGCCGCCAGACACAGCGAAGTCGGCCACGCTGATGTAGTCAAAGGCTGTGGAACGAGTCTGTGTGTCGAGGTTGATCAGCGCGAAGCCGTTGTGCCACTTCTCGCCTTCGCAATAAGACGCAGAGCGTTTGTGGCCAGAGCCGAGTTGGTGCCATTCGTAGGCGCCGTAGACTGGGTTGAATTCGCTCCAGACGATGTGCTTGTGATGGTGGCCATTAACGCCCGGGAGGCCCATGTTGCGCGCATGCGGGAAGTGATGGCAGAGGACTGTGTCCCAATAGATCTTGTAATTGGTCGCGAGCTCTTTGTTGAAGTCGCGCTTGGTGAATGATCCAAGGTCAGCCTTTGCGATGTAGTTGATTTCGAACTGGTCAAGACCAAACAGCTTGGCCACGGTGAAGCCGTGCAGGTCGCTTAGGACCGCTCGCAGTGCAGGAGTTGCATCAGCAAGTTGACGGAGCAGGCGGGCTTCGTGATTCCCTTCGATGAAGTCAATCTGGACATCAGGGCAGGCGTCACGTAAAGGTCCGAGAATGTTGTCGTGCGCGAACCGGATGCGGCCGACGACGTCCCATTCGCGTGGGTCCACTCCGTACTTGCCGAACTCGGGGAGATCGAAAATGTCTCCAACAAGAGAGATGACATCAGGCTGGACTCGTCGTGCTGTGTCGATGAGGACGCGCAGGTAGAAGGGGTCGATCTCAATGTCATGCAGGTCCGATGCAACGAGGATGGTCTTGAAGCGCTTGCCGTTCTCGCGCAGATACTTGGTGTCCCAGTCCTGGCGGTCGATGTTCATGCGGCGGTAGTGATCCACCGAAGCATGCTTCGCGATGTGTCGCTCGTGCTGGTGCTGCTGGCGCGACAACGTGATGTTGGCCTGGCGCTTGAACTCTTCGAACGTGCCGAAGTAGCGGTTCCAAGTCGACTCGGAGATCTGGCTGTGAGTGCGGAAGTAGTTGCGCGTGACGACCTTGTCTTCGTCGATCTTGGCAATGCGGCGTAGCTCGGCGATGCACTCCTCTGGGCCCCAGTGCTCCATGAACCGTGACTGGTCTTCCGACATGGGCACCGCAGCGGCTTCTCGGATTGAGTGCTGAGGCGCATCCCATGTTGGGAGCTTGATGTCGTACTTTGATTCGATGCTTGCGCGTCGCGAGTAGACGCTGCGGATGTTGACGCCCAGGGCTTGCGCCACTTTGTTTGGACTACCGAGTTTTTTGAAGAGCTCCATGAACTCGACGTCTGAACAAACTGCTGCCATGTACTTCTTTCTGCCGGCACTCCCAGCCAGCGCAAAACAAAAAAATGCCCTCCGAAGAGGGCTGGGTGGCTGATTAGGCCTGAGCGGGCTTGGCTGCTTCCTCGGCAGCTTTCTGTGCTGCACTCTCGGCTTCCAGTTGCGCATTGAACTGCTCAGAGGCCTGAGCGCGCACACGGTTGGCGACTTGAGCGGCGTTGTCTTGAATGCGACCGAGGCCTTCAAGAATCGTGTTGACGTCGGAAACTTCGACTGTGAGTTGGATTGACATGGAGAGCTCCAAAGGTTGTTGTTTACAAAAGCCAGGCGATTGTAACAACAATTTGTTGTCCTCCAACCAGTTTCTTTTACGCCAGATGTGCCGAAGGATCGAACACGCCCAGAGCCAACTCCGTGTGGTGCACGCGGTCTGCAAAGCCTAGCTGGCCACCGTTAATGACCTGGGTCAGCTTCACCCAGTTCTGAGCTTCTGCGAGCTCATTGCAGCCATGGGTCTTCCAGAACCAGCCAGCGGTCTGCATCGCGTATTCAGGCGTGCGCACCAGGTCTGGGTTCTTCATGAAGTCCACGCCGAGGGCCTTGCCGGCATGGAAGAAATTCGCCGCGCCGGTCAATTGCAAATATCCAGATCCGCGGTACAGCCAGCCGTCACCGGACTTCTCGTCGCGGTTGTTCATTCGACCGCCGTAGATGCGCGATGCGATGCGCTCTGGGTGGCCTTCGTAGGCCTTGGCCTCTTCGACCGATGCGAAGCCCCACTTACGCTTTGGCGTCAGCGGGAACATCTTGAAGAGCGTGGCGCCGCGGTAGCGCAGGTCTTCCTCGAGCACCGTGAAGTTGCGTGACTCATGGCCACACTGGGCGATGAACGCGGCTTGCTTCTTGGGTGTGTCGATGTCCCAGCGCAGGAACGTCGCGTTGAGCGGCGCGGCCAGGAGCGGGTTGATCTTCAGCTGTTTGAGTTGATCAGTGGTCACCATTTACTTGGCTCCTGACTTGGTTGTAGGCGTCGACGCAGGCGTTGAGTTGGACGATGGCTCGGTCTCCGTCGGCTGCGATTTGAGCAATAAGTCGGAGAGTCTCTCGGTCAGATTCGCTTCCATCTTGTTGATTCCCGCCGGCAGCGGGGGCACTTGGACTGGCTTGTACGCAACGGGCGGCGGGGAGGCGCACCCTGCCAGCACTGATAGCGCGATCCAGAGCAGACTGTTTTTGAGTGATTGAATCATTGGCTGTCTTCAGTTCGATTGATGTTTGGTTGAGCTCCTCGCTGAGCTTCTGCTCCCGCTGGCGAGACTCCTCGTTCTTGATGCTGATCTCGGCTTGCATCTCCAGATCTCGCTGCACAAAACCGGCATGGTGGCCGTAGAAATATGCAGTTAAGACGGCACACAGCGCCCCGAGAATGATCCACGGGTTCCTGAGTAGGGCCAGCATCGTTAGCCTCGCTGCTCGGCGCGTGCATGGGCTAGCGCTTCACGCTCGTCTTCGTCTTCCATGTGGCCGGCTGGTGTGGTCGGTGGAGGTGGAGGCGTCCAGTTCTCATCAAACTGTGGATTCGTCCAGCCCATCCAGTTGAAGTCGGGCATGGCCGAGCTCGCAGCTGGCGCTGGTGTAGTCACAGGCGCTACAGGCGCAGCAGCGGGCGCACAAGGCGCTGGCGTTGGCGTTCCTACCAACGTGCCAGACACCTTCGCTGAGATCGCTTCTGAGGCCTTCTTGGCCACGCGCATGCCGATCAGAGTCGTGATTGACCCGGTCATCAGCAGGACGATGTCGTTGAGCATCTTCGTGTAGGCCATGTCAATCGGAGCCATGGTCTTCATGGGCTGGCCAACGAAGGTCACGGAATAGAGCATGGTGAACACCAGGCCGCCAAACACGAGCATGACGATGCCGACCACGAAGGCCCAGACCATCACCTCGCAGAAGGCGATTAGCTCATCAGTTGTTTGGAACAGTGCTCGAGGCGGGTTGAGTGGGTTCAATTTTCTTCTCCAGAACGGGTGCTACTAAGTACTCAGGACAGTCCTGTGTGAATTGGCATTCGGGTTTTTGGCATCGCTTCGCTGTGAAGTTGGCCGGGTCTTGGCAGAAGTACCGATAGCGGTCTTTGCAGGCCACTAGGCACAACAGCACGAGGCTAGTCAGCAGTAGTTTTTTCATTTCTTTCTTTCAACATGCCCTCGACTTGAGAGCGCAGCTTGTGAAGCTCTCTGGCTTCTTGCTTGATCTCGGCCTTCATCCACTTCGTCTCGATGTAGGCCAAGAATGAGGTCACGACAAATATTGCGATGGCCAAGTAGATGAGGACACGCGCCAGAAGTTGGAGCGTGCGGTACTCTGACTGTGCAGATCTGCCGCTATTGCCGCCACCAGCAGGACCAGCAGCACCGTTGCGGTTATTTCCACCGCCATTTCGATTCGTCTGTCCCGCAGTAGCCATCGGCGCGCCTCGTCGTCTTTTTGTTTTTTCTTGCGCACTAGGCGTTCGAACTCTTGTTCTTCGATGATCTTTCCGTACATCTGCAGGAAGCGGCTGTAGATGTCTTTGAGCTCGGATGGCGCGTAGACCATGGCCTCGCGGATCTGCACGGTCATGTTCTCAAGCTGTAGCTCGATCTCAACGCGGTCAATGGCGCTGCTCTCGATGTTGTCGGTGTCCTTGGACTCCTCCTCGAGCTCGTGGCAGTGAGCCTTGAGCGTGCGGCGGATCTCGAAGAAGGTCTTCAGCTGCTCGCACACCTGGTGGATGGCGCGGGTCTGGTATTCCTCGTAGCTGAGCTCGGGTTCCGGCGCTGGCTTCTTTTTGGTCGGCTTGACGGAAACCGGTTGTGGAGCGGCTGGGCTCTGCAACGCTGGTTGTGGAGCGGGAGCGGCTTTTGGCGCTCCACTAATCAAGCCTTTGAACCAGCCCCACAGGCCGGTGATCTCTTTGTAGACCGCCTTGGCGTCTCCGATGCCCTGCTCTACCGTCTTCTTCAGCGCCCCGATTTCAGCCTTGCCCTGAGAGAGCATCTCGCAACCCTTGCGGACCGCGGCAACAGCGGCCTGAGCCGCCATGAGTAGGCTTATAGGGTCCACACAGCGTTATGCCTCGTCGGCTGGCTCGGGTGTGTTGCCCTCTTCCAGCCACTTTAGGTAGACCTGGTAGTCCGTATTGGCTGGGTCAAACGGTATGAAGGCGTCGTCTGCAATGCGCTTGATGCAAGCAGGCTCTTGGCCCTCAAACGATAGTCGTATTTGTTGGTACATGGTTAAAGCTCCGCTGATGCTTTGTATGAAAAATCGCGCGGCTGCGCAATAGTCCCGCCGGCATCTGATGTTGCTACATAATAATCAACATAAAAACTGCGAGTGCCGCCTGAACCTATGGTTTTTGACACTATTGCATCGTAGCGGATGTTTGGCTTATGCAAGTCCGTTTCTGTTGTTGTTACAGTCGGAGCGGTTCGCATAGGAACAGGTAAATCGACATACATATAGTAGTCTCGCGCAACTGTTGACCCTCCGATAATTGCCTTATACATAAGACTTGGAACTTCATAGACAAAATACCGCTGGCACAAAGCCAATTCGACGCTGTAAGGCCTGAACTCAAATGGCGTGGCCACGGAGCCGGCTTCAACTTGCACGCCAGTCACGTACAGGTAGTTGCCAACAGTACCCAGCAGCGATGTACCGCCAGTCACGTTGGTGTAATTGCCCGCGCCCCATGAGCCTGCGGTTGTGGAGATTGTTGAGCCTTGGCCAAAGCCGAGCGTCAAGAACATGCCAACGCCGTTGTCCGAGTACCAAGTGCCAGTCGTGTCGCCAGGGATGGTGACCGTCTTGTATTCCCAGGTGTTGGCCGCGTTGATTGTGTAGCTGAAGACGCAAGAGCGGTTGGCTGCACCGTTGCGCAGCGAGCCGCCAAATGTACCTATGTTTGAGCTGCGCACCCAAAAGCTCAGCGTGACTGGCGACGCACCAACTGCGCCGAATCCAAAGTCAGCGACGTTGAATCCTTCGATGGCCTGGCCAACAGAGAACGAATCGCCAGAGCCAACGGTGGCCGTGGCTGCAACAGTGACTCCGAGATACTTTTTGAATCCAGCCGGAGGTGTAACTGCGCCAGCGTTTTGTTGAACCGTGATCTTGCTCGCTTGGGATGCGTAGGCCCAGAATCGATCAAGAACGTACGTCACATTGGACGTGTCGGTGATTGACTTACTTGCGCCACTAAAGCGTTGATCAATTCGGCAGTCACCGTTGATGATGCGGTTGCGGAACATCAGCCCGCCAGACGCCACTGCGCCTAAATTTGCAAGGTCTCTTGCTTTTGTCATTGGTACTCCAGAAAAACAAAAACCCGCCGAAGCGGGTCATATATGCGTGTGGCGATTACTCGTCAGCTGGGAGGGGTGTGTTGCCTTCGGCGAGCCAGGCTAGGTATTCCTGGTAGTCAGTGTTGGCCTCGTCGAAGGGGATGAAGGCGTTGTCGGCCAGGCGCTTTACGTAATTAGCTTTGATGCCGGTCGGCGAATCTTGAATTGCTTGATACATTTAAAGCTCCGAACTTGCGCTAAAGTTGATATATGCCAAAGCGTACGGGTAGTTTGTGTAGCTATTGATTGTCAACGTAAAACAAAACGAATCACCCGAGTCTTGGCCGCCCGTTGCGTAAATGCCAGCATTACTCGCGTTGTCGATGTTGTTGAAGCCGTTCATTGTCATCGTCGGGCTCGCTCGCTTGACTTGCTTAAATGAGTAGGAGCCAGTTCCGGTGTTGGTGTACGCGCCCAAAGCGTAAGTACCGTTCACGAAAACCTTCGGATTACCACGCTCAAAGTACCGCTGACAAAGCGCCAACTCGGCCCCGTACGGGCGGAAGTCAAACGGCGTTGCGTAGGAGCCTTTTTCAAGCTGGACGCCGGTGATGTTGAACGTGGCGCCAGTGGTGGCGCACACCTTTGTTCCGCCTGTAAGGCCATACCGTGTGGATGTGCCCCAAACAGTATCGGCAGCGGCGCTGTAGCTTGTGCCGCAGCCCATGTCCCAGCAAACGCCAAGGCCAATGCCGTTGTCAACGCGCCAAGTTCCGTCGGTGCAGCCTGGAATGACAATTGTTTTTTGCTCCCAGGTATTTGCCTGGGTAATTGTGTACGATGTCGTGTAGCGGCGGTCTTGCCCATCATTGAGCACAGTGAGGCCGAATGTGCCGGTAAGCGAGGAGCGCGCCCAAAATGAGATCGTAACCGGAGCGGCGGCAGATGTTCCCCAGTTCAGGTCTGAGGTGTTCAGACCCTCAACTCGATGAATGACGAGCCCAATGTCTCCAGCGCCCACAGCGCCTGTTCCGGTCTGCGTGTATTGAAGCGACTTAGAAAAGCCGGACGGCGCGACGCTTGACTGCGATACCGTGCACGCATTGGTGGCGGAGTAGGCAGCAAAGCGGTCAACGCTAAAGCCTCGTGTGCCGCCGCCGTTGACAGTGGTGGATGCGCCATACTGGGCCACACTCATAGCGCCGTTGATCACCCGATTGCGCATAGCCCAGCCACCAGCACCGACAATGCTGTTGATCTCACCGCGGCGCATAGTGTCAATGAGAGACACAGGCCAGTAAGCCTTGGTGCGGAACAAGCTGCCAGCGCCAGCCTTCTGGGCGAGCACAACGCTCAAGCCGTCAGTGGCTGTGAAGTCTTGGCTGCCGAGATCCGAGCCGTCGAGCTCGACGTCAATGTAGCCTGGCAGGTAGCCACCGTCCGGATAGAAGATGGTCTGGTCTTGCTGGGCGATTCGCTCAGTGACTGTGCGGACTGTTTGTCCGAATGGTGGGACGCCTACGTAGGACATTCATTCTCCAATGAAAAAAGCCCGCCGTAGCGAGCTTTCTGGGTGTTGCTGGGTGTTACTCGCCTACAGGGGCGTCTGCTGGCTCTGGCGTATTGCCTTCTTCCAGCCATTTCAAATAGGCTTGGTAGTCTGTGTTGGCGGGGTCGAAGGGGATAAATGCGTTGTCTGCAATACGCTTTACGCAGGCTGCTGCAGCCATGACTGCGCTAGGTTGTAGTTTGTACATCGTTAAAGCTCCGCAGATGCTGTGATTTTGTCGTCAGAAGTATTGGGGTGATACTGGACAAGAGTCTGGCCAGACCCTTGTGTAAGAATGGAGAACCCCTGCTCACTAATAAAACGAGGCGTAAGAGAAGTCCAGCCGCTTCCTCCCCAGGCACCAACGAGGCTCACCGTGGGCGCGGCTCTCTTTGTCACCTTAAAAACCATTAGCGTGTCTGTTGTCCCGCTAGCGTCTGCAGCCCAAGTTGTTACCAATGGAAATACGTTTGAGCTGCCGCCAATGACTTCGTAATACCGCTGACACAAAGCCAACTCAGCACCGTAATGACGAAACTCAAATGGAGTGGCTTGTGAGCCTTTTTCTAGCTGAACACCAGTGATGTAAAGTGTTGCACCATTTGTTGACATCAGTTGAACTGAGCCAGTCAAGTTGTAATTATTTGCAGACAGCCATGCGTTCGTCACGGATGTTGCATTGACAGAGCCTCCTAGCGACCACTCAAGAATGAGTGCATAGCTGTTTGCTGTGTTAATGCTCCCGCTTGTTTCGCCGGGGATTGTGATTGTTTTGTATTCCCAAGTATTTGCAGCACTGATGTTGTATGTTGTCAGGTATGAGCGAGCACCGCCTGTTGTGCGCAAGATAAAAGGAAAGTTCCCGGTGACGCTTGATTTTACCCAAAAGGAAATAGTGATAGGTTTTGCGTTGGCAGTGCCATACCCAAAGTCTGCGCAGTTATAGCCCTCAATGTACTGGACAATCCCGCTTTCTCCGGGGATTCCGGCAGACGTGATAGTGGCCACCATTGAGCTTGAGAAGCCGACTGGCGCGTCTGACGATTGTTGAAGCGTCCATGTGCCGCCAGCACCACTGTTGTAGGCGCGCCATCTGTCACAAGCAAATGCTGACGTGGAGGAGATAACCAAAGCTCCAGCATTGCGCTGGTCAATTCGCATATCTCCGTTGATGATGCGATTGCGCATCCCGAGCTCAGCGCCCGAGTTACCCAGTGCGGGCGTTTGAATTCTGCTCAGTGATGGCATGTGTTCTTTCTAAAACAAAAAGCCCTCCGAAGAGGGCTTGGTTTTGTGTGGGGTGGCTTACTGAGCGGCGGCGCGTTCGGCCATCTCGGCTGCACGTGCGGCCTGCTCTGCCTGGTAGGCGGCGATGACTTCGGGCGTATGAACGGCAGCGCAGATTGCGATGACCTTGGGGTCCATGTCCTGCGTTGCTTGGCCGGGCGCTATTACAAAGCGATGGAAGTTCTGGGCGATGACTTCGCCGTCACGGAGAACGCGCAGTGCTTCGCGCACTTGAACACTGTTGTTCTCCAACACTTCAATTTTGTCGATGACTTTGGTTTCTGAGAGAGACATTTTTATGATCCTGTGTGGTATGTGATACTGACAATGATTTCGTTTGCTGCACCGCCAAAGGCACTGTTTGGCACCGTGCCCGTTGAATTGTTGTAGTGGAAGTAAAACGTGGTGCTTCCTGCCGTCAAGGTTGGGCCGTGCCAGTTTGCAGCATTAAGACTTCCCGTATATCCAATTGTTCCTGCGACATAACAGCTACTGGCTCCGTTATTCACAAATGGAACCCCGCCAATCTCAAAACGGTTGCTGTTATTTGTAGGCGTACAGGTGAAATAGCAGTTAATCGTTACCAATCTACCGACTTTGACGTATGTCGCATAGAGCACCGCGCCCATGGTTCCACCGCTATACATCGTCGGCGTCCATGTGCCAGTCTCATAGTCATCAAGCAATTCACTTGATGCGCCAGCCGCGTTACTATTCGCAGAGAAGTCGATGCCTTTGCCAGAAGGCAGCACCAAGTTTCCGTTTAGAAGCTGTAAATTTCCGTTTGCTGCAAGCGTCGCTTGATGTGTTGGAGAGGCGTTGCTTGTGCCACACCAGAAGCGAATTGGCTGGCCACCTTGGTTGGCCATAATGTCCAGGCCGCCAACATCATTAGTGCTAATGCCGTAACCGTAGGTGGTGCCATCAGCGGACAACGCGTAAAGCGCAGCTTTGTTGGTAACTACACCAATGGCGGAACTGCTGCCTGTGTTGAAGTTGAAACCACGCGTAGATGACACGACACCAGCTGCATCCCAAGTCGGACCACCTGTAGACAGCTTGGCAGGCGTGACAGTGCCGTCAAGCGGCGCGAATGAGCCGAGAGGCGCGTCGCGGTAGCCGACGTACACGTTGGCCACGCCAGCGCTGACGGTCTCAGCCGTGGTGAGCGTAGCGCCGTTGACGCTGTAAGAGCCGTCCCACGGGTTCTGCTGCACGTTGTTGATGACGAGCTCGATGTCCGTGGTCTTGCCGACCGAGCGTGACAGGGTGAACGTGTTCGTGCCACCGTTGAACGACTGGCCGTTGACGCCAGCGAATGCGACGGGCAGCGGTGCTGCCGATGAGCCGATGTAACTCATGTGTTAGACCAAGTAGCTGAGGGCTGCGTCAATCGACGAGGCGACGCTGCAGTAGGCGGTGATTGAGTCACCGGCCTCGAGGACGACCTTCTGGTCACCACCCACAGCGACCAACGCGCCACCCAAGGGGACAATGGCATCCTTGATCAGGAACGCGCTCGAGCCTCCTGACTTGAGCAGCTTGATGCTGGCCGTGACAGGTGCGGAGCCGACGTTTGCCAGCGAGAGGCCAACGACTGTGTGAGTCGTGGTTGATGCGACCGTGTCGCTGACGGTCGACGGTGCGCCAACCAGGCCGATGCTGGCCGTTGCTTTACTTTTGAATGCCATTGTTCTTTCCTAATCAGCCTAGAGCGATTGCCATGCTCGTGGCGTATGCCTGCGCCTCGGCGACGCTGTAGACGCCAAGGTTTGTGCGCGCGGTGGGCGCATCAGCCAGGTCGCTCAGGTTGGCCGACTTCTCCATCTTGTCTGTGTTCAAGGCGGTGAAGTTGGCGTCAACCTCGTTATTGGTGAGCGGCGAGCCCTTTGTGCTGCGAAGCGTGATAGTGCTCATGCGTCACCTACGAATTAGGATGCAGTCAGCGAGACAACCCAGGTGATGACCATCGTGTCACCAGACTGTTTGTTCACGACTGGGAACACCGTGCGGCAGAGCATGTCTGAGCCGCTCGAGGCGTTGAAGATGCCAGCCTCGGTCACAGCGCCAGTAGCGACGCCTGCGCCGAACGTGGACACGTAGGTCATGTTGGCTGCGTTGATGGTCGCGCTATCGAGTGCGACGCGGCTGCCAAGCAAGGAGACCAGGTCGGTCTGGTTGGTAGCTGCAGCAGTAGTGCCAGCACCCAGAGCCATGTGACTCATGACGCCCTTGGACGTGCCACCCATGCGGGAGATGATGAAGGCAATACCGGACGACACGACCAGGTTGGTGTGGTCGATGTCTTCTTTGATGTTGCCTTGTGCGTCGTACAACTTGATGTTGAGGTCGCCGCGGACTTTCAGGTTTTCGATAATGTTGCTCATGGGTTTCCTCTTCAGAAAGTTGTGTAAACGCCAACGTAGTCGTCGGCGAAGTACGTGATGTCGCAGTAGCTCTGCATGCGAATTGATCCCGAGTCAGCCAGAGCGGCCGAATCGGTGGTTGTCTTGCTCGCGCTCTTGGTCGGCGCGTCTGTGATGCCAGCTGCGTCAGAGACGGAGCGGCTCAGTAGGAATGACTCTTGGTCCGTGACAGCGCCTGCGTCAGCGAGCGCCTTGGCGTACCAGTGCGCGGCCGCATCGGTCAAAGCGCCTGCATCACTCAGTGACTTGCCGGCGGACTTCACAGTCACATCGGTCAGGTTTGAGTTGTCTGCAAAGGCTTTCGCGACCGACTTGGCTGGCGCATCGGCCACCGTCGCGGCATCGGCCAGCGGCTTGGCGGTGCTGATTGCTGCCGCATCGCTGAGCTCAGGGATGTCAGCTAGAGCCTTGCCGATGTAGGCTGTCTTAGCGTCTATCAGCGCCGCAGAGTCGTTGAACTCTCGGACATAGAACACGACGCTGGCGAATGTGTCGCCGACCACGAAGGCATCGCTGACACCCTTGTAGAAGGCCATGACCTCGTCGTCATCCAGCGAAGCCTCGCCGAAGAAGTCGTCCGTGGCCTGCACGTTGTCCGTGATCTGGCGGCTGATATGGCGGCTCAGAGCGTCGGTCAGCGCTGGTGCTTCTGTCAGGCCCTTGTTGGTCAGTCGCGTTGAAGCGTCTGTGATGGCTCCTGCATCGGCCACACCCTTGATAAACCGAATGAGCGGCTTACTGTCGTTGGTGTAATCCTCGAGGAAGTAGTCAATTGCGTAATCGTCAACGCCCGGACCATCTGCAACGCCGAATGCGTCTGAGCGGCTGGTGATCAACACCTTGGCGATTGGATCGCTTACCGTGAACGGCTCTTCGATCACCTTGCCCATCACGACGACATGGCTGTCAGTGAGGCCCAGCGTATCGGACAGGCCCTTGATGACCTTGGCCAGCTGCGCATCAGTGACTGCGAAGCTGTCTGCCGTGGCCTTGCCGTATCGCATGGCCATCTCGTCGCCAATATCAATCAGGTCGTCGAAGGCTCTGGCCAAGCTGAATGCAGCCTGGTCGGACGCAACGAAGTGGTCGCTGGCGTTGATGATCTTGAGGAACTGGCCTGTCAGTGCGACAGCCTTGATCAGTTGCGCCTGCACGCCGAGCTCGATGGCGGGCGCGTTGATCGCAGCAGTGAGAGCGGAGATCGCCGTCGTGGCCAGGATGCGGATCTGTGCGACCGTGCCGCCTGCGCGGGTAACTTCCGTGGTGACCCGGATCTGGGTTGCCAGAGCCGAGACTCGAATCAGTCCGGCTTGGATGTCCATCAGAACTGACTGCGGAGCTTGAACTTCAGGAGTTCGTAGACTGTCTGAACCGTGGTGTCCTCAAAGGTCACCTCGATCTCGCCTTCATAGTTGCCCTCGTTCACGTCCAACGCGCCTACTGGCCAGTTGAATACGCCCGTGCCGGCAGCGCCATCTAGGATAGTGCCGGTCAGGGTTGTGAGGACGACTGATTCACCGGCAGCGCGAAAGCGCATCTTCAAGACACCACGCGTGATGTCGATTGGCATGCCTGTGGTGTCGTCGGTCAGTGTGACCTTGATCTGCGGGCGGGTGTCGCCCTGGACTAGCTTGATCGTTTCGGACATGGGTTACTTTCAGATGATGCGCACAGGCTTGACGCGCACGTTGCCGAGCACCTTGTCGTGAGCCATGAAGATCTTTGCCTCGAGCACGCCGTTGTCGTAGATCTGGCGGTTGTATGCGCCAGCGTTTGGATTGGTCCAGGCTTTGCCAGGCATGAGCATCAAGCGCGCTTTAGCGCCAGCTGTGATCTCATCGAGCCAGCGGTCCATCAGGAACGAAGGCAGCACGGAGCCGAACTGGTCGGGTGCGTAGGACGCGCGCAAAGTCATCTTGACCTTGTTGGCGTTCTCGGGAATTGGGAAAATGCGGAAGCTCGTCCAGTCCTGTGCGGCGTTGAAGTAGACAGGCTCTGAGCCGGTCGACGTCTGCCAGTTCGGAATGAACTGCTGAATCTGGTTCATCGTGGCTGGGATGAGCTCACGATTGGGCATCCAGATGTTCTTGATGGTGGCGACTTGAGCGTTCTTTGGAACCTCGACGTCGTACTGGTAGATCTTGTCGATGACCACCATCGGGTCTTGGATCTCGTCCCACACGCCGGTCTGGATGCAGAAGTCATTGGCGGCCAGCATGATCTGGCGTGCAACGAGCACATCAGGTGCGCCAGGCACCTCGGGCACCACGAACGGCAGGATCTTGGAGACGTTGATTGTGGTGGCCATCAGGCGTTACCTCGAGGTGTCGATGACAGCGGGTTGGCCGGCAGCGAATGCAGGTTTGGATTGACGCCGGTCAGCGCGGCTGCCTGAGCGTTGATGCTCGAGACAAACATTTGGCCGTAGGTGACGGACAGAGCCTGGTTGCTGGCGTTCTCGCCGTCTTTGCCGTAGGCACGGGCCAGGATGAAATTGACCAGGTCGTCGGTGTACTTGTTGTCCACCGAGATCACGGTCGTGTCATCGCCGTCGTAGGTGTAGTTAATGGCCGAGCCGTCAGGGACGTCGACCGGGTCAGCCAAGTAGGAGAGCTCAACCCACACATTGGTGGCGGATGGCACGCCTGGCGTGACGTAGAAAATCTTGGGGGTGCGTGGGTCGTACACGAAGCCGGACACCTCTGTGCCGGTCTCTTTGTGCCAGCCAGGGCTGTACAGATCGAGAATGTCGTGGTCGACGATGCGAATGGCATTGCCGACGGTTTCGCCGTCGGTGCCAAGGTTGCGAACGACAGACAGCAGCCCATTGCCGCTGACGTCGACCGCATCAGACCCATCGCCTGGGATCACCGAGGCGGCAGGAATGAGAGCCAGTGACTGCTTTGTACCAGGCACCAGCTTGACGGCATCCACCCGCGAGCACGACTGAGGCACGTACTTGGCGATGGCGCGCTGGCCGTCGTTGAGGTACGTGACGAGGCTTGCCTGAGTCCAACGTTTGAACTGCGGGCGTAGGTCTTGCAGCGCGTCAGAGACACGGAACAAGACATCGCGAACGAGGGTGTTTGCCGACATGTAGTTTGCTTAGTGGGCGCTGAAAGCGAAGCGGTGAGTCGTGCGCTCGATGAACTCGCCAGGCTGCTTGCCGGGTGCGTAGGTCGTGACCTTTGCGTTCTCGAGGACGTGGAGCACTTCGACAGGCACTTCAACGGGTGTGCCGCGTGGGATCTGATAGCCGAAGCCATTGATCGACAGGAACACAGCGTCGTGGCCGCCTTCGGCGTCAGAGGTGTGGATGGTGATTGAGCGAGTCTTACCAGACAGGGCCACGTCGTGGTTTGCGCCTTTGACCGCAGCTGCTTTTGGTGCAGTCTTTGCAGGGGTAGCAACCGTCGGTTGGTCGTCGATGCTGGTAATGGTTGTGTCTTTAGACATGGTTGGGTTCCTCACAGATTGAAAGATTTGCCGCGGATAACCCGCCGCGGCGCCGGACTGGTCGCAATTGAAAGCTGCGCACCGAGAAACAAGAAAGCCCCCGAAGGGGCTTTCGATCAAACGCCGGGGTTAGCCGGCGAATGATTAGGCTGTTGCGCCGACTTCAGCGCGAACCAACCATGCATCATTCAAGATGGTGCAGGTCTGCATAGCTTTCCAGCCCACGTGACCGCGTTGGGCCAGAGGGTCAGAGTCGCTTGGCTTGGGGTTCACGACCATTGGGGTCACAGCGAACATGCCCTTGAGCGCCACAATGCCGTATGCGTCGCGAGCGACGTACAGGATTGGGTACACGTCGGCCTTGGTGCCGGTAGTGGAGAGCATAGTGCCCTTGTCGCCACCAGCGTCAGCGAACGGAGCGAAGATGGTCGAAGACACGTAACGCACGTCTTCGCACTTGCCCAATTCGTTTTCCCAAGGAGTCATCGTGCCGTACTTTTCAGCAGGAACGAAGCCGGTCAAACCGCGCACGTCAGCTTCCAAGTCAGGGTGGATCAGAGCAACGAAGCCAGGGGCCACGTTCTCAGTGCCGTACGAGGGAGTCGAACGCACGATGGTAGTGATGAAGCGAGCGTTCTGGCGCTTGAGGGCGCGAACAGCGCGGCGCTGCAAGCTGATAGTCACTGCAGTGTTGACGTCGGTACGGGCGGAGCCGTTACCGTACAACACGTTAGTGCCAGCCTTCAACACGCCAAAGCGCATTTTCTCGATCATCTGAGCGGCTTGTTCACCCAAGAGGGCAACAGACTCGTTCAGAGTTGGGTCTTCGTGAGTGTCCAAGATCACGTCGGTGATAGTCACTTTGTCGCCGTACTGGCTCAAAGTGGCGGTCACGTCAGTCACTGCCAAAGTTTGGCCGCTTGGAGTCACGCCTTCGGTCAAAGCCGTAGGAGTGTTAGGCAGCGCGTTGTAGCGACGGAACTTGATGACCTTGGTGCTGTGCTCAGGCAAGGCTTTAGCTTGACCAAACTTTTCCAACACGAGGTAAGGGAGGCCGCGCTTCAACAGTTCTTTTTCTGCGTAGGCTGCGGTACGGGGCGAAATATCGCCGTAAGAGGTAGATGCCATGGTGAATTTCCTTTGTTAATGGCTAAAAGTGCTTTTTTTGCTGTTGTGAACAGCCATCTTGAAAGGAGCTATGGATTTCCCGATTGCCGTGTGCAGACTAGCGAAGCGTTGCGGGGCAGCTGTGAAGCCGTGGCCCATGATTCGTTCGTCATGCGCGACTGGGTAGTCGTGCTCCGAAATGCAAAGTGATTGGTAACCGGCGCACTTTGCAACGCCGGCTGTGAGGCAGAGGGTTCTGCTCAGCAGATCTGGTGGCATTCGCTATTCGCGAACACCGAATGGTTTTAAGCCTCGTTCCAGGCAGCTTCGTAGTCTTGGCTGGCTGCAGGCGTCTCTGGCAGCTTCATGCCGCTCGAGCGCACGCCTTCTGCGGCGTCCATGGCGTCTTCCGTGGCTTCGTCCACGATGCTCTCGCCTTGGGCTTCAGTCAGTTCGGCAGGTTGCTCCATGCCTTCGTTGGCGCCAGCAGCACCGGCTTGCTTGAACTGAGTCAGCAAGGCGTTGATCTGCTTGGCTGAGCCGTTGCCGATGGTCTGGATGGCGGCTTGCTTCTGGTCTTCAGGCATGCCTTCGACGAAAGTCTTGAACTCTTCTGACTGACCGATCTCTTGGAAGTCAGGGTGGACTTCAGCGATCTTCTCGAAGTGAGACTTGGTCTTGGTGTCGGTGATGTCGTTGATGATCTCTTCGACAGTCTTGCCCAACTCAGCAGCAGCTTGGCCGCCAGCTTCTTTGGCCTTGGCCACAGCGATGGCTTCGATCATCTTGACGAAGTCGTCACCGAAGTCTTCAGCCAATTGCTTCATGGCTTGCTCTGGGCTCATGGCACCAGACTCGACTTGCTCGGCGATCTGCTCAATCTGCTCTTCGTCAGCAGGAGTTTCGGCAGCGTCAGCGGCTTGCTCAATGGCCTCGCCAACGGCTTCTTTCTCTTCTTCTGGGGTATCGACGCCAGCTGCTTTGAGCTTGGCTTCCATGGCCTTCAGGCGGCCTTCCCATGACTTGAGGCGCTGAGTCTCTTTGTCGATGTCCATTGCTGGCTGCTCGTCGTCTTCTTGCTCTGCAGGAGCGGGAGGGTTCTCTTGTGCATCGCCAGACGCTTCAGCGGTCTCGCGTGCTTGCATGTCTTGGGCTTGCTCTTCGAGCTCACCGCCGTCGAGCACGATGGCTACGTCAACGCCGTCGCCTTGGCCTGGTGCGCCGTCTTCGGCTGCAGCAGAAGCGGCAGCTGTTTCGTCGGCAGCGGGTTCGACTGCTTCTTGCTTGATGCCAAAGGCCTCGTCTTCCGACATCTCTTTGGCTGGTTGTGCTTCCTCATTGAACGCGGCGCTGTATGCGTCTTGGTCGTCCTTGAGATTCTCGTTGGTGGTTGCCATGGGTTTTCCTTTCGTCCGGCTTCCTAAAAGCCGGTCACCCGGCTTCAAACTGTCCTGCTTGCGCAGGGGCTGAAGATTCTTAAATCGTGGGCAGCTGCTGCGCACCGCGGATGACGGCACGAATGGCGAGTGTTTGACGCAGGCAAGACTGGATGCGCACGAGCTCGTCAACACTGACGTCGGCCAGCTGGTTGCGGTACACGTCGGCGAGGTCGCTCAGCATCTTGTCCATGGCGCTCATGGCATCCGAGCCCTTGTACTCAGCCACGACCACAGCTGAGTCAGCCATGGCGCGGATTGCTTTGGTTCCGTCGTCCATCAGTCTTGTGCCGGCGTCTCAATGCCTTGGCGCACACCGTTCATGCCAGTGGCTGGCTGTGGGTTCGCTTCGGGCGGGTTGACTTGCGGCTGACCTTGATCAGGCGCAGCAGGCTGCATTGGGTCAGTGCTCATCGGCATGCCGCCTGGCTGCTCTTGCACTGGCTGACTGTTCAGCTGAGCGATTGACGGGTCAGGCGTTGCATCGGTGAAGCCTGCAGAGCGCAGGATCTCGTCGCCGGCAGGAGCTGTTGTTGGGTTCATCGTGGCCACGCCACCAGCTTGCAGGGCCGCGTAAATCGATTCCACGCGCTTGTTGACTGCGGAAGCCACGACCAGGTCAATGTTGGCTGCGACTTCTTTGGAGCGGGCCATGGCCAGTTCAGCGTCGGCGATCATCTTCTGGACTTTGGCTTGAGCTTCCTGCAGGACCAGCTGCGCTTGAGCCTGAGCCAATTGCATCTGAGTCTGAGCTTGCGGGCTGTTCTGCTCGGCGTTGACTTCGTCCTCGGTCTTCACGATGTCCGAAAGCTCGTGAGCTTCGGCACGCTGACGCAGGAGCTTGTCGCGCTTGATGTACGGAGCATCCATCGGGTTGGCCGCTTGGGCTGCGAAGTTGTCCAGCTGTTGAGCTCGGACTTCCTTAGCCACCAATGAGGCAGTGCCGCGGGCTTTGACATCGAAGTCGCCCTTGATGCTGTTGTCCTTGTGGAACTGCATGTTCCAGCGATACAGGGCCGTGATGAACGTGCGTGTGACGCCTTCGTCCCATGCTGTGATCAGATCCTTGATGACGATGTTGGCAGCGCCCATGAGCATTGACATACCCGAAGCGGTACCGGCTGCGCCGTTGTTGACGTTCTCGCCAGACATGTAACGCGGGATCGCGGTCACTTCGTCGGCGTTGTTCTCGAACATCTCGGCCATGCCCTTGAGGTCACCGAGACGGCCGTCAATCTGAATCGTGCGAACAGCAGGAGTGCCAGGCTGCGCAGTGTTGCGGAACCAGACCTTCCATGGATACATCTCGTCCATCTTGTCCACGTTGGACAGGAGGGCTGGCGACACTTCAAGCATCGGACCAGAAGCAATCGCAGAGTTGTCCAGCATCATGCGAACGGCTGCGTTCAGCATGGTCTGGTCGTCGCGCATGATTGCCGACAGGCCTTCACCAAAGATCGAGGTCTCGTCTTTGTCAAAGTAGTACAGGTGATACGGCCATGTCACGCCATTGATTGGCTGCAACACGGCTTTAATGATCTCGCCGTTTGGCAGGAGCCAGATGTTGCTGAAGAAGGTCTCGTGGACGCGGTCTTCAGGCACCTTGACGCCGATGTCTTTGAGCTTGTCGCCGTCAACCCAGCCCCAACGCTCGAGAATCTCGTACGTGTTTTGCTTGTTGCCTTGGTTGGCCGTGCGCTCACCAATGATGCGCAACTCGTTGTCGTAGTAGCGCAGCTTGATCTCACCCTCTGGATGAGACTTGATGTAGTTGACGATCTTGTTCTTGTTGAACGACTTGCGCTGAGACAACTCGACCAGGTCGGCCTTGGTCATCTGGTGACGCTCGTACACGTACTTGCACTGGTCAAGCTGCGTGGCGTTCATGTCTGGGTAGAAGCGCCACAGCGGCACGTAATCCACGAATGGGACGACGTACGTCTCTGACTTCGACTCCCAGCCCTTGGCCGTCTGGATGAAGGTCGTGCGGATCTTGCGCTCGACGAGCGGACCCTTCATCACGCCGGTACCGTACAGGTGGCCAGAGTGAATGGTCTTGACGGCCACGTCTTTGTAGCGAGCCTCAACCAGCTGGTCGTCGATGACCTTGGCCATCTTCTTGGACGACTCTTTGGCCATGTCCAAGATGACCTTGTCCAGCACCTCTGCAGGAACTGGCTGGCCTTGCGACATCGCCTGCAACTGCCTGGCGACGATCTGCTTCTGTTCTTTGGAGACGTTCGGCACCGGAGTGGTGTCGAGCTCCCAGTTCTTCTCGCTGCCAGCAGGGAACAACAGGTCAGCCACGCGGCTGTCGACTGTCTTAACCTTGACGCGAGTCTTGCGGACGAACGACTTGGAGCGGTTTGCGCCGATCTGGGCGAGCACATCCGGGTCGTATTGACCGCGGTACTGGCGCAGGTCTTTCAACCAACGCTCTTCAGTCAGGCGACGCTCGAGCTCAGCACGCGAGAACTCGGCCAGCAGCACGGTGCCCAAGGCATCCATGGCTTGCACTGGCGCAACATCTCGCAGCTGGTCCGTAGCGGCCACTGCGTATTCGATTTGATCGGCCTGGCTCATTACTTCAGGGTCAGCTGGTAGATCGTGCTGCAAACGAGCTCTTTGGCGTCGTCCAGGATCTGTTTGATCATTGAGTCACCGCACTCAGCCTGAGCGGCTTCGATCTCGGTGAGCATGCCTTTGAGCATCTTGGTGGCGTCCATCTCGAGCTTGAAGCTGGAGGTGTTGAACTTGATGCGCTCACCGTTGCACAGGCCCATGTAGGCCTCGGCGAAGCGGTCAGCGGTGTCCACGATGCCGTCGTAGTACTCGTTGAGTGCCTTGTGCTTGGCGAAGCTGCCTTCACCAGTGGCGCTCAAGTGCAGGACGTGCGCGACCGTTGCCGAGTTGCGCATGCACAGGAAAAGCTTGCCTGGATCTTTGATCATTTGGCGTCGCCCTTCTTGGCCACAATCGTGCCGTCTTCTTGGCTCTTGTCTTTGGGCGTGACGTCCTTGACGTCTTCACCGTTGACAGACTGGCCGGCGTCGATGTCAGCGTAGGCAGTGATGTAGGCATCCTTCTCGGACGCATCGCTGGCCTTCTTTGCCGCCATCAGCTTGGTGCCTTCGGTCTCTTTGGCTTCGTCGGCGCCTTCAGTCCAGGCTGATTCGTATTCGTTCTTGTCGGTCATGTTTACTTCCCCGGCTTGGAGCCGTATTGCTTGGCCTGCGCGTTGTGCAGCTGTTCTGCGTAGCGCGTGGCGTTCTCTGGCGTGTCGAACACACCGAGGTGGCGACCGGTCTTGCCGTAATGTTTGATGGCTTCGTCGTCGCCCATGATTCGGCCGCTGTCGTGCACCGTTGGAATCAGGACTTCGCCTTTGTCAGTGCCGATACTCATTGAGCGAACGGTGCTGATTGAGCCGTCTTTGTTCTTGACTACAGGGCGAGTATTGAGATCGATGTTGCCAGCCTCAAGCAATCCGCTTTTCCAGCTGTCTTCGTATTCGTCTGCCATCGATCAATACCCCGCGCTAGTCGGAGCCCTGTAACTGCCGTATCCGCCGCCCGCCATCTCTTGCGAGCGCATGACGATTGGTTCGGCGAATGTCAAAGCCAGCGCATCGCCACCGTCTGGTGAGCGAATGCCGCGCTTCTTCATCTTGATTTTGCTTTCGAGCAGCTTGCGACCGCTCGAGTGAATGTCTGGCTGAGGTGCACAGATGTCGGCAATTAGCGCGGCATCGTTTGGAATGCGGCAAGGCTGGTCTTCAAACCACTCTTGCATCAACCACCACATCTCAGCGCGCTTGTTCTCGTAGCGCTCGCTGTCACGCGCACGCTCAGCGCTGTTGATGCCAATGATTGGCACGTTCATCTCAACCAAGCGGTCAAAGATGCCAGCACCCAGACCACCCTTGTCGATCAGCATGCCGTCTGGCTGGAACTGATTGAAGTAATCAGCCAGGATGCCGGCGATCTGCATCGTGTTCTTCTTCTCGTGATACTCGACGCGGAAGGCTGTTCGGCCTTGGCGGAAAGCAATCGCAGTGCGGTCGGTGTCGCTTGTGCCGTCGCCTGCAGGGTCGCAAGCAATGATCAGCGGGCCTTGGCGCTCGCGATAGTCGCCAAGCGCTGCAGCCATCACCTTGTTCGGCGAGATCAGCGAGTTCTGTGTCGAGGTCTTGAAAGCCAGGGCCGCTGTTGCGGGATATTCCTGGTCAAACAACCACTCGTGGCCTGCGCCGTACGTCTGAATCTTGTTCTGACGCCATTGCATTTGCTCAAGGTCTAGACCATAAGCATTCTTGTAGGTCACGTCGTCAGACGAAAGCGCTAGGTCATCTCTGACCGGTGCACGGTATTCGGTCTGCCAGAACCAAGGCACGAAGATCGCGATGTACTCAGAGCGCCCTGCTTCGGCGTCCTGCCACATCGTGTGAAACTGGTTGCCCAGGCCATTGGCCGTGGACTCGAAGATCATCTCAGTGCCAGAGATGTCGCCGATGGTGTTACCAATACCGGCCAGGTGCATCGCGGCGTTTTTCCAGAACCCGAATTCCGAGCCATGGAGCAGCTGCGCGTTGTTACCGCGGCCTACGTCTTCAGATCCTGCCGTTGCGAGCTTGTAGCCCCCATCCAGCACGTCGAAGATCAATTCTTTCGCGTTCGTAGCACCCGTGCTGATTGGCATCGGGTTGTTCTCGTGGTAACGCTTGACCATTGAGAACAGGTTGTCCGTGGACTTCTGCTCGTGCGACACAATGAACGCACGCTGTCCGTGCTTCATGGTCGTCTTGTGATAGAAGCGCGCCGCCACATAGGTAGACACGCCCTGCTGCCGGCCTTTCAGGATCAAAGCCCTGACCTTGCCGGTCTCTGCGAGTTGCTGCTCGAGACGCTCGTGCACGTAGCGCTGCGCCTCGTTGAACAGGAACGGCATCTTGGTGCCGCTCTTGTCCAAGATCTTCAGGCAGTGAGCCGCGAAGACGTCGAGCTTCTTGGCCAGCGTTCTCAGCTTGGCCAGTTGTTCAGGTGAAAGCGAGGCCATCAGACCTCCGCTTGAACCTGGCGCAACATCTCCTCGAATTCGCCAGACGACTTCTTCTCAGCATCCAGACCGAAGACCTTGCGCTGCATTGGCAAGTAAACGCCATGGCTCGCAGCAATCTCTTTGGACATCTTCACTCGGCCAGCGAGCGAGATGATGTACTGATAGAGCTCGTTGTTCTTGTCAGTCTTCCAGCCGCCGTTAGCAGTCGGACCAGACTCGTCGTAAACCTCACCAAGCGCCACAAGCTTGTCGTGGAACTCAGGATCACCCAAGGCCACGAGCTCGCGCAGCTGGTTGCGACTGTTGTCGATGGCCAGCTTTAAGTCTTCGCGCTGGATCATATCGACCGAGGCGATTACGTCTGAATAAGCGTCGACGGTTGCCGCGTCACTTAATTTAGATTCAGTGGCAACCGATGTGGCAACCACACGCTTGGCAACCTTTGCTTTGGTTGCGGCTTGAATCTTTTCAGTCAGGTCTTTGACCCAGCCAAACTTCTTGGCTCTCTTCTGGATGGCAGTGTGAGATACCCCACGCTCCTTGCCAATCTGACGGTCGGTCTTAACGCCTGCGCGGTAGTCCTTCTCTATCAGTTCCCAGTCAACTGGTTGCTTTGCCGCCTCACCGGTCATACCCAAGCCTTACTGGCAAGCCTCGCACTCGCCTTCACCGGGATTCAGTGGGCATGCGGGAGCCAACGGTGCATCCGAGTCGAGATCTAACCCACTGGGTTCCGACTGGGTTTGCTCTGGGTTAGCGTTGGGTTGAGTGTTCATGGTCTTACTTACCTGTGATCTCGGGAGGACTCATCGACGGCACAGTTGGTGCGGTACGCATGACTCCAGCGAGGATGGCGCCGAGTACGGCTGCCACGATGTATTTGATTGCAGACTGGACGAAGTCACTGGACTGCTTCTGGATGGGCTGAGCCTGCTCGAGGGCTTTGACTCGGCCGTCTAATGTCTCGATGGACTTGAACAGGCGACCCATGGCTTCATTGGTTGTGGACTGGCGCTCTTCAACGACAGCCAGGCGAGAGACAGCTTGTGCGAGTTCTCTCATTGAGCTCTTGATGTCGCCCATGTCTTCCGACAAGGCTTCAATTTTTGCTATGGCGACAGCCAGATCTGCTTCTGGTGGCATCGTCACTTCGTTTCTGTTGATCGGTAGGTCATGCGGCCACCTTGGTGCGGATGGCTGCCTGGTGGTAGCCGAGGGTATTCAGGTCAATGAAGGTGAACGCGCCTTGGCTGTGCTCCGGTCCCCAGCCATACGTGTCGATGAAGATGGTGTTACCCACCTCTACGACTTCGGATAGCGGCGTGTGGCCACAGATCACGGCTGAGATACCAGCCACGGGGCGTTCATCGCCTCCGTTGATCTTGGTGCGGCTCCACAGGCAGTTGACGATCCACTGGTTGCGGGTGTGCTCATCAGCCTCGGTTAAGGCGTAGCGCATCGTCTCCCAGCTATTGAGCGGTGCTTCTGCGTGCACGATGCCCACGGTGCCGTTAACTGTCTCCACCTCAATGGCGATAGGCAGCACTGCGAACTGGCAGGCAATGTCTTGTTGGGCAGCGTCCGGAAGGCTCAGGAACCAAGCGCCACCGTTTTGCAGGTACAGCTTGGGATCTGAATAGCCAGACACGTGGTCCAAGGCCATCTGCTCATGGTTGCCCATGACAGCGTGGAACCAAGGCTTCTCCAACCAATCGATTGCCTCCTCGGACTCTGGTCCGCGATCAACCAAGTCACCGACAGAGAACAAGCGGTCGATACCAGGATCGAAGCCAATCTCGGTCAATGCAGCCTTCAGGCGAGTGAACTGTCCGTGAATGTCTCCAACGGCCAGGTCGCGTCCGAGGTTGTTTCGTTCAAAGGTTTTGATCATGGCGTCACGACTGGCGTGGGCCAGGAAATGAAAAAACCCGCCGAAGCGGGTCTGTTCGCCCTAGTCGGCCTCGACACTCAAGTCGGGCGATAAGGGATTGTTGTTGGCTGCCAGGGCTGGCTTCGAACCAGCGCGCACTCCCTTAACAGGGGAGCGCTCTACCGACTGAGCTACCTGGCAATGTTGGTTGCGGGAGATGGAATTGCACCACCGCACTACGGGGTATGAACCCGTCGCTCTACTTTCTGAGCTATCCCGCCAAAATTAGATGAACACAGGGTTCAGGTCTTTCTGGATGTCTCCAGAGCCACCACCGATACGCTCAATTACGCGAGGAATCTTCTCGGCGCACACTTCGCGTTCACGGCTAACTCCGTCGCTGGTCGGGATTGCGTACCCGCTACCTTCGTGATTTTTCATGCTGAGCCCCTGTGTATGGGCGTGACTTCTCCCTCAGAGGGTGAAGTGGCACTGCCATGTTGTTCTTTATTCCAGTGACCTACAGGTACACCAGTCAACCTCATTGGGTGCCGCGATTGTACAACAATATGTTTGTACTTGTCAACAATTACTGACGATTTGGAACGCTAAGCCCTCGGCGTTATCTCGTTTTCATTGAGCCATCAAGCAATACCTGAGTGAAACGTGTGGTTGTTCTCTTTACAACAGTTTGTTTCTTGTGCAACAATGTGTTCACACCGAAACAAACAGTACAGGAGTTACACATGCTTTTGCTTTTAGACACCCGCAATGACAAGCACTACACCGGCCCAACGACCGTTGACCTGGTCATGGCCACTGGCCGCGTCGCCATCGACACCAAGGCTCGACTGGCTGTGATTGACGGCCAGCCCGACAGCGTCAGCTTCGCCGACACCTACACCTACGAAGAGCTCGTCCGCGAGATCGCCATCCGCGCTGCGCATGTGCTGGTCCGCGACTACGGCTTTCAGTTGTTTCACTCACGCTAAGGACCAGCCATGACCAACCTCGTCATCACCGTCATCGTCAAAGACCAGTACGGCAACCAGGTGATCTACCCCGGCTGTGCCAAGGCCGAGGCATTCGCCAGCATCGCCGGCACCCGCACGCTCACCCAGCAAGCCATCAAGCACATCAAGGAGCTCGGCTACACCATCAACGTCAAACAGAAAGAAGTCCGCTTATGACACCCGCCAGCTACCGCATCCGTCGCGCCATCAACCGCCAGGGCGTTGCGCTCTGGTTCGCCGAGTACATCACCCACAACCTCGAGGTCCGCTACTTGGCTCACGCCGCGGTGGCTGACCCTATCTGCAAGCTCGTCGCCCAACTCTCTGGCCGCGACACCCTTCTCACCCGCAACTACTAAGGAACCACGATGAAATACGCACACATTTTCAAGTCCGGCAAGCGCTGGCAGCTGGTCATCAGCGAAACACCGAGCCTGGTCGAATCTGAGACCGCTGGCTACTTTGAGAGCAAGGCAGACGCCAAGGCGCGCGCGGCAGCAATTGGAGCCAAGCCATGGAACTA